GGCATCCGCCCAACAACGCGATGTCCGTTCTCATCGTCTTTTCTCCGTCAGTATATGGTCCTGGTTTATCACACGCAGCACCATCGGCAAGTTGAACGGATACTGGACTGCGAGGCGGCTCAAGATGTGCTGGGCCGCCTCGGCTCTGCGCCGCCACTTGTCGCGATCCGATTTGAGATGTTCGATATGTGCCTCCATGCGATCGCAGTTCTCCTGCAGGATGTCGACCCGCTTGCGTTGGTTGCGTTTTGGGCACCGCTCGTCATAGGCGTCCATGGTATCCAGGTACCCTCTCATGTCATTTCTCCTCTCACTGCCTCAGCCCGGCCCGCACTACGCGGGACCGGGTGGACAGGGTCGCTCGACCAGCGAGCCGGGCACCACTCCGGCGGACACGCCCGTCAGGAGACCGGGTCGGGCGCGTCGAAAGGTGAGGACCGAACCCCCAGAATAGAGTGGACGATACCCAGCACATCGCAGTAATCCAGTCGCAGCCATCCGGCAGAGTCGACCGGGCACCACTGACGCGGGGCGCGGATGCGGTCCAGGCGCTCAGCCAGCCAGTAGGCGATCCGATGGGGTGGGGTGCCGGACTCATACCTGGCCCGTGTCTCTCGGATCAGGCTGGAGATCTGGCCGGGCGGGGCGTATGTCATTGGTCTCGCGTGCATGGTGTATCTCCTGTTCTAATCTCCTGGCTTGTGATCCGAAAACGGAGTCAGTGCGGGTCATGTCTTACCACGTCCAGAGAATGCGATATCGCCGATACCTGCGACTCCAAACGCTCGATGTCGGCGACATGGCACCGTAGGAGGTACTGCAAGCCGGCGATGCGATCCTCCGCGTGTTGCAACTGCTGCTGCATATCGTGGCAGCGGTCTGCAGCGGCGGCCCATCGATTGCTGGCGATCAGGACCAGGACGAAGAGTGCCCAGAGGCAAATGGTCATCGGTTCCACGGTGGTCTCCTGTGGTGGGTAGGGTCAGATCAGGACGCCCATGCAGCGCAGCACCGTGGCGGGGTTGACGCCGATTAGCCGGGAGTCGGTTAGGTCGGCGCGGGTGAGGTCTGCGGAGCTGTGTCGGCCGAAGATGTCGACGCCGTCCAGGTTGGCGCCGCTGAGATCGACGCCGGAGAGATCGACGCCACGCAGGTCGGCGCGACACGGCTCTGCATCGCCGGGATCGTGGTGCGGCAGGCCCTGGTCGCGCAACCAGGCCTGGTGAGGCGGATACCATTCGAGGTGCGTCAAGTGGGTGGGGATGGGGTCGGGCATGATGGTCTCCTATAATTGGCAGGTAGTGCTGGGTCCGCCCGAGCGAGTGAGGGTCGCTCGGGCGGGCGGTTTACAGACGGCCCTGGAGCATTTCGCGAACATCATCCTCGCTGAGACCTGTTTCTTCAAGCATTTCCTCAAAGCGCCCCTGGTTCACCTTTTTCTGGAGGGCTCTAAGGCTGAGGTCGACCTGTTCGTCGAGCTTGAGGTTGCACTCTTTGGTCAACCGTTCATGGGCCTCGGCCAGACAGCCGCGTTGATTTGTCAACGGTTGACCGTCTTTATCGCGCAGGCTTGCCGACAGAGTGCAGTCGACTCTCATGCTCTCATAGTTGCCAAGATTGATCGTGCGGCCGACTTTGACCTCGATCCTGTCGAGTAAGATCTGGACTTCGGTATTCATGATGGTTCTCCTTTCAAAGAGAGGTGGTCGTGGGGTGATTGAATAGATCGTGGGCTGAAACGGATACCGCTCCCGCGTAGCGATCAGACATCGATAATTCCTCTCGGGTAGTATCGCATGATGGAGGGGTCGAATTCTTCGGCGGCATAGGCGTTGTGCCATTTGTCGCCGAATAGTTGGAAGGCACGCTCCCTGCCGTGGCTGTAATTGCGACACTTGATGCGCGCGACACAGTCCTTGTCAAACGTTGGTCGCTTAGGTAGCGAGTGAGTGTGGCGTTGACCGAAGGTGATGTAGACGTAAGTGGTGGGTGGATGCATGTCCTCCTCACACTTAGGTGTGCCTTCAAGCTCGGCGATGGCGTCGTTAAGTTGAGCTTGGTCAATGTGGTCGTCAATAGACACGACGATGTCTCCTTGTGCTATGCCCCGTGGGGCGAGTGTGTTTCCTATCAGCCGGCCCAAGGCATCATCTTTTGCCCCGATTTCGCGGCTGATATATCCAGAGGGCTCGGGATCGCTTGGCCGATCGCCATCCCCGGTACCTCGAAGCAAAACCCCGGTGTGCAATACCTCCTCGGAGGGGTCTCGCCGATACGGCTGATGATCACCCCGTCCTGGTCGACCCGCACGGCGCCGACAGACCTGCGCCCAACCATGAGATACCGGTTTTGGCGGGTGCAGATGAGCCATCCGCCTCTAATATAGTGACCGAGGCCGGTTGTGCTGTATTCGGCCAATCCGTCGTCTACGACGGCCTGCACGATCCTGTCATGCAAGGCAGCGGCGTGCGCGGTCTCCAACGCGCGGATAGCAGCAGCGACCCGTCCCGTGGCGTCCACCACGTCAGGCATGTCGTCACCGCCTTGCCTAGCGGCTTCGCGTTGCAGGGCTCTTCCGCCTGCAAGGATGTCGCTCTTGCATGAGAGCAGATCCATGATGACCTCGAAGAGGTCATCAGAATTGTGTGGGATGGCGGGCATGATGGTCTCCTTGCTGTGCCCCTGGTTTGGGGCGGGTGGTTGGTGTGGTCAGGCACCGTGGTCGACGACCGTGACGATGTTCGTGACCGGCTCTTTGACTATCTGCATCAGCGTGTAGTCGTCAGTACGCGCGATGTAGGCGTCCTCGTCGGTGTAGACACGGACATGGTCGCCAGTTCGTACATGCGCGGACCCTACGTTGACCAGCAGGCCATCCCCCCGGTACGGGGTGCCGACGGCGATGGCGATGATGTTATGGTCTGCGGCAGTGACGGTGCTCGGATTGGTGGTGTGCATGATGGTCTCCTGTGCCCCTGTGGGGCGGGTGGTTGGTTGATAGGTGGTTGTCGTGTGCATCTGTCTGTATTATACACCAGTCTTGAGGGGTGTCAACCCCCATCTATCACCTTCGGGTTGCGCCATTCTTCGTAGCGGATGGCAGCAGTGGGGATGTCGGTCTCGAGGTCGCTGAGAGGCGACCAGCTGGGGCGATTAAAGTAGGTGTAATCCGAGCGCACATAGAAAACCGAGTGCTTGCGCCGTAGGATTCCCACGCACCCTCTCTTAGTATACTTCCAGTAAGCATGCCAGTCCGACCGATCATCGTCAATCTCGAATCGCGGCATGGAGAGCTGCCCATTGGGCTTCTGATAGACGCCTTCTATGAGCTGGACGGCGGCGATCCAGGCTCGCTTAGCCGTGGAAAACGTCCCGAAGACCCTACAAACAGTAGGGTCAAGCGGGGAGTCGGGATCTGTGCCATCGTGCAGAGGGCAGGTGAGGATTATTGGGGTGGAAGTAGCTGCCACGGGGTCCCTTTCCTGGGTACGATGGGTGAAGTGCTGTTCTTTATTATATGAGGGAAGAAAAGCGAGTCAAGCCAGAAAATCAAGAAAGGAAAGTAAAGCAGCAGAAATGCTGAATTGGCTATATGTTATATGATATACTTATATATATAATAACTTCCAAAAAATTAGATTATTTCTTTTCTATACTACTCCTCCTCCTCCTCAAGCAATCACTCAAATAAGAGAGAAAATCAGAAAGGAAATTTGAAATTTTTTGGATGTTGATATATAAAAATATGATACTCGGAAACTATATATAAAAGTAAGATGAAATAGGACGGGTGTTTGTAACAACTGAAAAAATTTGAAAAACCAAAAAACACGTTGATTTTTTTTCGCTATCCTGTACTATAATGGTCGACCACGGTTGCAACTTGGTCGACTATGGAGTGCAATAGGTGAGCATGAAAAACCCGGTGTTGATAGGTGTGACCACCGACGAGCTTTTGGATGAGCTCTGTTCACGCTGTTCGAGCATTGCTGTCTCCTGCCAATACAGGAGTGAAGGTGATATCGAGCACGACGAATTCACGACTACCTCCAGAGTCGAAGGTAACTTCATACATGTCGCAGGCCTGGTAGAGCAACTTGGCAACCGTTCAAAGCACCTGATGGAAGCTGTCATGGGGTATGACGAGAGCGATGGTTGATGTGCGTCTTGTTGAGATGGTAGGAAGTCATGGGCGAAAAGTCTATATGACCCAGGACGCCCTTGAGCTCCGACTTGAAAAGGGTATCTCCATCACTGACGCGCTCAACAGAGCAGGCGTTGATCCCTCTTATATTGATCCTGACTGGTCCGACAATCTTCCCTTGAATAAGGTCATGGCTCCTTTCGTGCATCCGTACGGTGAACGCCCTTGTTTGTCCACCTGGATTATCAGGGATATGCCTTATGCGAAAGAGATCATCGACTGTTTGGAGCCGGGTAACTCGGACTGGTACACCATTTACAATACCATTACCGGGGAAGAGAAGCACACGATATATGCAACACACAATGTCGCTAGTCGTGCAATTCACACGCACTTTCTTGGTTCGAATTGCCCGCGTTACGTATGCGAGATGTTCCGCTGCATACCACGCCCCGTCAAAACCATTTCAATATGGGTTCCCGGGTGGCTTATTGGAATGTTCCCGGATGAGCCCGATAGGTGGCTGGCTGCGGTGGCTTGTCTCGGAACAATGTTGCGCCCAGCCAAAGTTCGAACTCCGTATGATGTCGAATCTCTCAACCAGCGCCATGTCTGGAAGCGCAAGTTCCAGAATGGCGGCAATAATAAAGAACGTGAGTGCCTCTCCTACCGGTTATGGAAAGAAAAAGTCAGATTTCAAATACCCGCCAATGTACATGAAAGGGTGGTCGAGTGGGGACGACAGATCAGGACGACCTCTATCGATAATTCCTACGTAACGGCGATCATGGTCGGGCTAGGACTGCCAGGCGCACTAGACGGGTATCTGAACTCACCTGTCGAGTGGCACTCTATATGGAACCGTTACGCGCAGCAGGCTGATGATGATGTCATTGACGCTGACGTCCAGCAGCTCTTCATCAGCCGAAGACATATCGACCTAATTGAGGGCCTCGTGTGCCTCGGTAATGTGTCTCGCTATCATGCGGACTGGGAGCGCCAACAATACCGCCGAAGCCGTACTATGATTATGGAGCGGATGTTCGAAACGACGCACAATCTTCCGCGTGAGCGAGTCAACATTCGCTGGAAGAAACACATGTCCGATAACGGTGGCGAATGGAAGACAGCACCTGTCTCCCGCAAGCCCGTCAATGTGGAAGCTTCCCTGTTCTACCGTCTCCTTCCCCTTGTGGGGTGGAGTGCGCAAAGGGATAAAGGATGGATGGAACTTGAGATCGACATGGACCGCTGTGACGAGGAAGGCTACTGGCTAGATTTCGTCAATGAGTTTGTGGCCGAAGACACAAAGACTTGGTACGCGTCGATCATGGATATATTCATGCACCGTTATCGCACTATGCAGGTGCACGCGTTCATCCAGTCTACCTTCAATATGGACAAACGAACTAAAGAGTTCATCGTAGGAACCGGGTATAACCGGTGGGTGAGCAGATACGGAAGAGAGGGCATCTACACTATCGATGATGTTCTAGGGCGGGAGGTTCTGTATGAACATTCATGAAATGGGCACAGGGGAATTTCTTTCCAAAATAAAAGAACAGGCTCTGCAAGTCAAAAACGGTGTGCAGCAACCCATCGTTACAGACGGCCGTCGTCTTATGGTAGGTGCTCTTGATGTTCTTTGCCAGGACCCGCATAACCTCCAGAAATTCTATGAGGCAGCCCAGGAAGCATTCGACAATAACCCGTTGATTTTCTACGATGCATACATCAAGCCTCTCATTGGCAAGGCGACGATCGAACCCGCCGACAATCAGAGCACCGAGGATCCTGCAGAGCTTGTGCGACGAGGACTTGCACAACTCAGTCAACTCGAAGCCACTGTCCCTCTTTCAGAGAACGAAGAAGAAGGAAACCAACATGAACAGCAACCTGACAACCTGCGATCGGTACCTGACGGTAGCGATCACAATTCCAGTCTCGGGCTCGGCGGCCACCCTGCTGAGTTTGATCCTGTCAACCGTTGCGAGCTCCAGCGGCCTGAGCTCGAATCAGATCCTCGATGTCAAGATCCGGGCGACGATAGCTGACGGTACCGATCGCGAGGCTTTTCAACACGGTCACGCTGCTGATGCCTGCAACGCCCACGTGGCTGCCGGTGTCGAAGAGACCATTCCTGTCGATGCATCGAGCGTCTACGTCGAATCGCTGGACGGATCGACTGTCGCCGCTATCGCGCAGGTGCACTTCAACGGATAAAGGGGCACCAAGTGAAGGGTATTCAAGGTGTTCGCGGGACTGTAGGGACTGTGTCTGCTTTTGGCAGACCCCTATGGACCCCTCTTGACGACGACGATATCATCGGCTGGCTCGACGTCAATAATGGTGTCAGCATTGATGGTAGCGATCTATGGCAAGGATGGGACCCACAGAAAGGCAATTTTGGTGTTGATCCTTTCAGCGATTCAGAACCTTCCCTGGGCGCAATAAATAACCTGCCTGCTTGGTCGTGCGGCCAGAGTAAGAACTTCGATGAGGACGCCTCAAACGGGGGTGACTGGCTCACGTTTACTAACGCCGCAGCTGACGTGTGGGTATTCACCGTTATCCAGCCAGGGTCGGCTGACGCCGCGAACAGAACCTTTCTCAATGTCAGCACCGGCACCAGCACATCTAGCGGGCGCCTGGCTATGATCATTGACGACTCTGGTGCTGCCGCGCCAAATGCGTTGCAAATTGGCGGGAGGATTCTTGACGCCGATTCCTACGCAGCTACAATTGGATCCACAGATCTGGTTACTGACTCCCGAACGACCTATGTGGTTGCGGGGCGCTGGTCTCCTGCCAACGACACTGTCGAGGCGTGGGTCGATGACGTCAAGGAAGATGAAGACACCACGTGGCAAGGTAGCGGGTCAGCGTTCGACACCACTGACAGTCTCGATCTGTCACTAGGGCTCAGCGCTACACCTACGCAGACGATCGTCGGCATGGACGTCATCATCGCCGCCGGTGACAGCAACTTCATGACCACCAAGAAGCGACAGAGGATCTTTGCGTTTCTTGCACACAAAGCCGGTATCTCAAATCAATTGCCGGCCTCGAACCCGTACAAGACTCAGCCGGTGACGAAATAGTCAATCGCTAGGAAAGGGCTATTGTGACAATGCTTTCGGTCCCTCATCTGATCAGTATCTCCGTTGTGGCAGGGGCAGGTGCCGCTGCTCCTGTAGCCCAGGCAGCCGCGGAGGGCGGTGTGTCGCCAGCGGTTGCGCTCACAGCAGTTGGGATGTTGTGCACAGCATTTCTGTATAGCGTGCGGCTGATCTGGAAAGCTGCGACGGACAAGAATCAGATCGACTCGAAGCAGGCCGAGCTACAGAAGTCGATTGATGTCCTCATTGTCAAGACCAACAAGCAAATCGAATCCACTGATCGGTATCGACGTCATATGGATATCCGTATGGACCGATTGACCAATCGGGTCACTGCGATCGAAGCGCAGTGTGCTGTACGACACCAGCGACCTTTACCCGTTCATCGCAACGACGCGGGTGAGACTACACGCATATTGAAGGGTACGTAATGCTGATCGTCGAGGGTGACCATATAACGCATGTCGTCATATCGCCGCTGGTATCGGCTGTGCATAATGCCGCTCTCAAATGGGGTATCTGCAATGCACCCATCACACGCGGGGGTTTGCCGCTAAGTGGCGATGTCGAGCTGTCCGGTGAGATCGATTCTTGGTACGTATGCCATCGATTTCATCTTACGGCAAGCAAGAAAGCAGGCTTTGACAAAAACACCCAAGACGCGATCCGGCGCACGCTCGCTCATCATCAGGCGTTGACCGTTGTGGCTTGGGTTGATGAGGATCCGTATCCGGATTGTTCACGTGACTTCTCTCTTTACATGAACGACTATTTCCAAAGAGCTCGACTGCTCGTGCGACTGGGTGATGCCGAGTGGCTCGAAATGAAGTCGTCGGCTGCTTTCAACATAATTGCCGAGCACTACGTAGGGCGTCAAGTATCGTTGATGAATGTCGACGGTGTCAGTTTGCAGTCGTGGAGAGAACCCACATGACTCATACATCGACACTCGTCAGAAATAGTCAAACAGGGGCTCATCACCCTCAGTCGGTCGGCGGATTGACACTTCCCCCTCGGTGGACCACGCTCAAATATCACCGGAAACAAGCGGCATTATGGGTCGACCCTGCTCGCTTCAAAGTCGTGAGCGCCGGTCGTCGTTCCGGTAAAACAGAGCTAGCTAAACGCAAGCTGGTGCTGAAGGCGATAACCTTTTGCGATTTCGATGATGGCCGTTTCATATGCGGGGCGCCAACTCTTCCACAGGCAAAACAAATCTACTGGGAGGATCTCAAAAGACTAGTGCCAAAATGGGCGCTGTCCAAGTCTCACGGACGAGAGCCCATCAAAGAGACCACCAGTACAATCTGGTTGTGGAACGGCGCACACATTCAGGTCGTCGGTATGGATCGCCCCGAACGTGTTGAGGGATCGCCAGTGGACGGGATCGTGCTCGATGAGTACGGCAACATGAAGGAAGTAGCCTGGACACTGCACGTCAGACCTGCGGTGTCGACTCTCGGTCGTGAAGGATGGGCATGGCTCATCGGCGTGCCAGAAGGCCGTAATCACTACTACGACATCGCTATGATGGCCAAAGGATTGCAGAATGAAGAATGGAGTTTCTACACGTGGTATTCGTCGACAGTTCTTGATCCTAAGGAGATTGAGGCAGCTAAGCGCGAGCTGGATGACCTTGTTTACAAGCAGGAATATGAAGGATCGTTTGTTTCTTTCGAAGGTCTCGCATACTACAACTTCGATCGTGAGATCCATGGATGTGAGGATCTATCCGGATACTACAATAACGAGGCACCTCTTGCATTCTGTTTTGACTTCAATGTCCAGCCGGGAACGGCGGCGGTGGCTCAAGAAAGCATCTACCTGGGTCGAATTGGCTCTCTTGCTAGAGAGTTTACAGCGGTCCTCGGCGAAGTACACATCCCCAGAAACTCCACGACCCCGGCAGTATGTCGAAAGCTTATCCACGACTGGGGCCACCATAAAGGAATCATCACCTGCTACGGCGACGCAACCGGTGGGTCGCGAGGTACAGCGAAGGTGCACGGGTCGGATTGGGACCTCATTCGAGATGAGCTCCGCCCCGTCTTTGGTGACCGGCTGCGGTTCGACGTGCCGAAATCCAACCCTTCAGAGCGGGCACGCGTAAACGCTATCAACACAAGATTGCGAAATGCATCCGGTGTGACGCGCATGCTAATCGATCCGTCGTGCACATATCTCATTAAGGACTTTGAAGGTGTTTCGCTCCTACAAGGTGGATCAGGTGAAATCGATAAAAAGAAAGACCCGGCACTGACTCACTTGTCGGACGCCCTCGGTTACTACATCGAACGCAAGCACAGTACTACACAATCATTCTTGGTACGCCAAGATCTCTAACACTCATCCCTGAAAGGAGATTTCATGTCGAAGAAGAAGAGCTGGAAGACAAGCATTGCGGGGTGGCTCGCCCTCATCTCTGCTGTCACTGGAGGCGTCGGTTTCCTGTTGGACGGGAACCCGGAAACCAACCCCGACTACGCCACGATCGTCGAGCTGCTACGGGGTTGTGGTATCACCTTCGGAGGCATCGCCGCCGCGCTGATCGGTAAATTCGCACGAGACAACGATGTCTCATCCGAAGACGTTGGCGCCAAGTAGGCGATATTCAACCGTTAGGGGCCCGCCATGAGCGGATTCTGGTCAGCTATCGTGTTATTCCTCAAGGAGCTATTTGTGGCTTTAGTGGTCAAGGAAAAGCCAGATGGCATTCATGTGCTGGGCTCCGAGCGGGTCAAGGATGAGTTGCGGCGGCATGTAATTGATTCCTTGGACCCTGAAAATAATTCAAAATCAAGCGCGGACACTGAATTGCTATAGGATAATTGCGACTTTTATCTCTGGGTCATATTAGGATATAGGGTCCAATTATCTTCAGTTTATGAGGTAGCAAAATATGCGTTTTGAAACATATAAACAAACCGTAACCCGGTTGCTTTTGGGTTTTTTGCTGTTATTATTATTGAGTTGTCTAGAATTTCGAAAGTATGACTTTATGGTGCACCCCGGTTCGCCTATGGTCATCAAAGAAATCGATGGCGACCATGCTCGCGTCTTTATCTACGAAGAAGCGAGTAACTCGTTGGTCGAGTACGGTTGGGTAGAGCTTGAAACGGGCTGGACGCTGACTGAGTTCGACTGGGCGGCTTATATCGAGAAACGAGAAAACGATGGCTGATACCAACGCACATATTGCCAAAGCCAATCAAGCCTACAACGAACAGCTAACGGAGTATTGGTATCTCATCGGTGATTTGATGGGAGGTACCAAGGCAATGCGTGAGGCCGGCGAACGCTGGCTGCCCAAGGAGGACAAAGAGCCTACAGCATCATATCAAGCGCGTGTGTTGCGTTCGTTCTTGTTCGGGGCCTTTGCTGACACATGTCGCTTCATCGCATCGAAACCCTTTGGTCAGCCTCTGGTAGTCACTCCAGATGATACGGCCGCTCGTATAAAACCGCTGTTGGATGATGTCGACGGCAGCGGAGCAAGCTTGCAGCGCTTTGGACGGCAGTGCATGGAGATCGGTATCGCCTACGGCGTCGTGCATGCTCTGCCGATCTTTCCCAATACGCGCGTTGACACTGTTGACCGCCCTGAAGAGATAGCTGACAATCCTACCCTCGCCAGCCTTACTGACAACTTGGCTGATGAACGAGAAAGCCGCATCCGTCCCTATGCGCAAATTGTACACCCGCTCAACTTGATTGGATGGCTCGTCGGCTATCGTGCGGATGGGCGCCCGTATTTGCGGGCGATCAAGATTCGCGAGACGTCTGAAGACGCCGATGAGACAAGCTACAGCACGTCAGAAACAGAGCAAATCCGAATCATCACAACCGATTCGACGATGGTATATCAGGCCACCGAGAACGGCTGGGAGATGACCTACGAGGCAGAGCATTCATATGGCAGTGTGCCTCTCGTCAGTGCGTTTTACGGCGAGAGTTTGGATCCGGTACTCGCTGTGCCGCCCCTGGTCGATCTTGCTTATCTCAATGTGGAGCACTGGCAGTCGGCTTCCGATCAACGTAACATTCTCCGATTCGCACGCGCTGGCACCTATTTTGCTTCTGGGTTCACTGACGACGAGATTCGCAAAGGGATACCAGTTGGCGGCAATGCTGTAGTAGCGACGACCAATGAGAATGCGCAATTGACAGTGGTCGAGTGGCGGGGCGACGCAATTGAAGCAGGCGCCAAAGACATCAAAGCAATTGAAGATCGTATGCAGGTGCTCGGCATGAAACCGTTTGTGACCGGGGGTAATCAGACCGCCACTGCTCGCGCACTCGACGAAGGGCGGAATCAAACGCAAGTCGAAGAGTGGCTCGGTGTGACCGAAATGTTCCTTAGGGATACCATCCGCGGAATGCTCAAATGGCAGAACCAGGACACATCTCTGCCCGACGATTTCACTATCACACTGGACCGCGACTTCTATATCGATCTCCGATCCGGGAACGACGCGCAGACGCTGCTTACAGCCGCAAAAGACAATCTCCTCAGTCAAGAAACCTTTATCGCGGAGTGGCGTCGTCGCGGTATACTGTCTGATACAGTGGACGCCGAAGACGAAATGATACGAACCGAAGAAGCAATGATGGAAAAGGCCAAACGTATGCAAGAGGTCTTCGCGAGCGACGACGACCAAAACACTGCGACTAACGATTCGAACGATTTGAACGCACAAAACGCACAAAACGCACGAGGCAATGATGCCGTCAACGAATGAAATTCTCCTCGATAAAGGCATCGAACATTCGTTCTACATGGAACGTTTGAAGGCGCACGAAGCCCGGGTCTTGCTTGACACGCTGTACAACACGGTTTGGCAACCGTTACACTCTGAGGTTGTTGAGCGTATTGCCAACATACGAGCTCGCAGTGCTTATATCAATTGGAAGTACAATCAGCGGTTGCAATATCTCGACAAGTCCATGGGCAAAATCATTTCTGAGGGTTACAAGCAACTCGGCGTAAACAACGCGCAAGTCGTACGTGAGGTTGCCAAGATGGAAGTATCTTGGCAGGTGGCATCGATGCAAGAAGCCCTGCCCATACGTGTTGGTCTTGCGCAGCCGGATTTGAGAATGCTTGGTGCGATGATTGTTGAGTCGCCGTTCGAAGGTGCGGTGCTATCTGATTGGTGGGAAAGGGCTGGCTTTTCGGTGAGAACGGCAGCTCGCGAGTCGATTCTGACGGGTCTCGCCCGGGGAGAGTCTACTGATCAGATAGCTTCACGCTTCCGACATGCGACTGAAGGTCTCAGTCGTCGTCAAGCGGAGTCTATTGTTCGCACGTCCATTACACACGCCTCGGCGCGAGCTCGTGAGGAGACGTACCAGCAGAATGATGTAATAAAAGCGGTGCAGTATGTTGCGACACTGGACGCACGCACCACACTTGAGTGTGCCTCCCTGGACGGCCAAGAGTTCCCGGTGAACGAGGGGCCGCGACCGCCCATGCACTATCGCTGCAGGAGCACAACTGTTCCTGTTCTCAAGAGCTACAAAGAATACGGACTCAAGGATCCTGCTCCATCAACTCGTGCGAGTATGGACGGGAGCGTCCCGGGCAAAACGACCTACAGCGAATGGCTGAAGCGTCAGAGCGTCGATGTCCAGAACGAAGTCCTTGGGGTTCGCCGCGGCCGTATGTTTCGTCAAGGGCGGTCTTTGACAGATATGGTCGATCGACGCAACGAACCTTTAACCCTTGCCGAGCTAGAAAGGCGCGGCAAATAACGGCGTGAAGCCGACTGAGCGTGATGCCCAGGAGATTCCTATGTTGAAACTCATTATTGACTCTCTGGAGGACGTCGATGAGCCCCTCCGTGAGCACTACATTGCCGGTGAAGGTGACCTTCAAGGCAAATTCATCCTTGATGGAGAAGAAAGAGACGGACACAAGATTGCCAACGTCGGCAAACTGATGAGCGCACTGAACAAGGAGCGTGAGGCTGCTAAGAGTGCTGCTACCAAACTATCCGCTTTTGGTGATCTGGACCCCAAGACCGCCAAGGAAGCTATCGATCGCTTGAAAACGCTCGACGATGAAGTGGACGACAAAACCAAAACTCAAATCGAGACACTGCGCAAGCAGATCGAAAGTGAGTACTCGAGCAAGACCAAGCAGCTTTCAGAAAAGCATCAAGAGGCGCTGGGTAAGATCGAAGAGCGCACGAAAACACTGGAAAGCCGCCTGCACAAGGCACTTGTGGTCGAACAGGCGATGAAGGCCCTAAATGAGGCCGGCGCTCGTGCCCCGAAATTGTTGCTTCCTCATATCGAGTCGTCTGTGCGTATGACCATCGACGAAAACGGTAACGAAAGCGTTGTCGTTGTCGGCGATGATGGTCAACCGCGCATGTCCAGAAAGTCCGGCACCACAGCCAACATGACCATTGAAGAGTTCGTACACTCCCTCAAAGATGATGACCAATTCGCAGTGGCTTTTGAAGGTTCGAAAGCCAAGGGTTTCGACACCGGGAAAACTGACCGCAAGCGCGGCACTCATACTCACGACCAGGGGATGTCTCCTCAGGAGCGCCTGCGTCGATATCGCGAAACCAATAAACGCTAAAGGAACAACCCATGGCTATGACCCTTGTCGAAGCTGCCAAACTCAACACGACCGATGTCGTCAAGTCGGCGATCATCGAAATGTATGCTCGCGCAAGCGACGTACTCCGCGTCCTCCCGTTCGAAAGCATCCCTGGTAACGCTGTGCGTTACAACCAGGAAGCCGCCCTTCCCGGTGTGGCCTTCCGCGGAATCAACGAGGCCTACACCGAGAGTACCGGTATCCTCAACCCGGTGATGGATCCGGTCGTGATCGCCGGCGGTGATCTCGATGTTGACAACTACATCATCCAGACCCAAGGCGAGGGCACTCGCACGACTCACGAGAACCTCAAGGTCAAGGCGCTTGCTCACCTGTGGACCACCAAGTTCATCAAGGGCGATTCCGAATCCGACCCCCGTGAGTTCGACGGTCTGCAGAAGCGTCTGGTGGGCAGTCAGCTCATCGCGGCCGGCTCGACCAGCGGCGGCGACGCCCTGAGCCTCGCCAAGCTCGATGAGGCGATCGATCAGGTCGATGAGCCGACTCACTTGGTTATGAGCCGCGCCATGCGCCGTCTGATGACCAGTGCCGCCCGCAACCCGAGTGTGACGGGGTACATCACCTACGGTCAGGACGAGTTCGGCCGGCAGATCAGCAAGTACAATGATCTGCCCATCCTGACCACCGATGGTCGCGGTCAGACCCCGGTACTGGCGTTCAACGAGGTCAACCCCGGCGGTGGCTCCAACGTCGGCACGTCCATCTATGTCGTCGACATGATGGAAGGCATGCTCAACGGCATCCAGAACGGCGAGATGGATGTTCGGGATCTCGGGGAGATCGACACCAAGCCCGTGCATCGTACTCGTGTTGAGTGGTACGCAGGTCTCACCGTGTATCACGGCAGGGCCGCTGCTCGACTGTACGGCATCAAGAACGCCACCGTCACCGTCTGATTCACTGCAATTCACCGCACCTGTCGCGTAGGCAGGTGCCACACCATACCATCAACCGTTTTATACCCATAAGGAATATCCAATGACTGCTCCTCTCGCCTTTCCGGGTCGCCTCACGTTCGACGCCAATCTGGAACTCAAGGACGCCGGGCTCGTCGCGGCCAGCGCCGCAGCCACCGTCGACGAATCAGCCAAGGTGGTCGACCTCGGCTCGACCGGCCCGTCCACTCTCACCAGCGGTGTTGGCTTCACTCGCGGCGACATTGTGATCGATGTCACGGCGCTGGAGATCGCCAGTGATGATGAGATCTACAAGATCGTTGTACAGCTGTCGTCGGACTCCGATTTCGGCACCGATACTAATATCGTGGATGCGATGCAGCTGACCTTGGCTGCTGCCGAAGTGCAAGAATCCGATGCTAACGCCGATGATGTTATCGGCCGCTATATCTTGCCTTTCCACAACTGGTACGCCGAAACTCTGTATCGATACATGCGTCTGTATACGATCGTCGCTGGCACGATTGCCTCTGGCATCAACTACAGCGCCTATTTGTCGAGACAGTCCTGACACCCCCCGAGACTCAGGACGGTCCTGAGTCTCGCCTCTACTCCTTTAGTTCGAGGACAATATGATTTCCAACAACAATCTCAATCGCGAAACGGGTCTTTGCCGCGTGTGGGACGTCCCTGCTGGTAAATGGGTCGTCTCTCATCCCATCGATGTCAGGGAAGGCCTGCGTTGCGGAACCATGACGCTGGAAGCGCCGGATACCGCCAAGAAGACACCGGCGAAACCGACAGCTGATCGCATCCTCAATATGACTGTTGAGGAAATGCGCCAGAAGTGCGTGTTGTATCAGCTCGATATCTCGCTGGATAAAGCCCAGACGGTGGACGAGGCGCGCAAGATGTTCGCAAGTGCTCTCGGTGTCCAGCTACCCGTGAAAGGATGATCAATCATGGCGCTTGTCGTTGAAGATGGTACCGGCAAAAGCGACGCTGAGTCTTACGCCAGCGTCGCGTATGCCGATACCTACAACACCAACTACATCAGCAGTTCAGCGTGGTCGGCCGCGTCCGACACCGAAAAGGAGGTCGCTCTTCGACGTGCGACTCAATACATCGACTCTGAATGGGGGATGAAGTGGGGCGGCGAGCGTCGATTGACCACCCAGGCTCTCGATTGGCCGAGAAGCTTCGCGTATTACGCTGATGGGCGATCGATTGATTCCGATGAGATTCCGAACCGTTTGCAGCAGGCATGTTGTCAGCTAGCTGTCGATGCCCTATCAACTCCGCTACTCGAAACATCTGATCCCGCAGCGGGCGTTATCAAAGAAAGTGTGAAGCTGGGGCCGATTTCGGAGACGAAGGAATACGCTGGCGCCAAGACAAGCTTGCGATCCTACTCGATGACGCATTCCCTTTTGAGCGCCCTCACAGGGTTGGGCGGAGTGTACAGAGTATGACTACCGCGCTCGATCTGACATTCGTACCGCTAGCTGTTCGTCTCATCGATCAGTACGGGTCCGAGGCTGCAGTCAAGACACTGGCAAGCGAGGTGTTCGACCCAACGACGAACACAACAACTGAGGGGGCGGAAACTGAGCATACGGTCAACATAGCGCCTCCTTACCCAGCTCTCAAACAATTGTCACCAGAATCCAACGATGTTGTCAGTCGATTAGAGTCCTGGGTCTATCCGACCACAGGTATCGACTATCAGTGCGCTTCCGAACTCGTATTTCAAGGGGATACGTACAGAATCGTCGAGGCGAACCCTATCTATAGCGGGGACTCCATTGCGGTCATCCAGTTGATTCTCGAAAGGAGCAACGATGGCTAACCCAAGACAGAAGCGCGAGAACACCGAACAACGCATGCAACGCCTCAGCCGCCAACTCACAGACAGTACCGAGCAATTCAACCGTTTTCTGAAAGACAGTATCGATCTTGTTGGCCAAGCAGGGCAGCAGTTTCATCGTCAAATACACATGGATCTACTCGCTGGCATAGTGAAAGATACGCCCGTGGACACAGGTCGAGCACGGGGGAACTGGCAATCGTCTGTTGGCGGGCAAAAAACCGGTACGATTGATCGTACATCCGGTGAGGAGGCGGTTCAAGAAGGTGCCCAAGAAACCCAACGGATTAGGCTGGGCGATACCTCGTTTATTCAAAACAATCTTGAGTACATCGGCTTTCTTGAGGACGGCAGCAGCACACAGGCGCCTCAGGGTATGGTCTCTGTCAATCTGCAACGACTAAGAGAGATCAGGCAATGAGTCTTTTAGCGATGCAGAACGCAATCACACAGCGGTGGAGTACTTTAGTGGCGACACCTCAGTCGTTGCCGACTCAGTACGATAACGCGCCGTACGAAAAGCGGAAGGCTGCGAAGTGGGCTCGTCTCACCGTCCTACCCGCAGAAACGGTGCAGAAAGAATATGGTAACGTCAAATCGCATCGCACGACAGGGGTCATCAAAGCGCAACTATTCGGTGATCTGAAATTGGGACTCGCATCTCTATTGGGGCTAGTGGATGTGATTCGACCTATCTTCTCAAACACATCCGCCGACGGTGTGATCTATCAAGCCCCTACGTACACCAACAACGGTCGGCAAGAAGGTCAGTGGCAAGTGACCCTGACTATTCCCTTCATCTATGACGACACACTCTAGGAGTCGATCATGACTGCAGCTGTTGCTGATCGCGTCGAGCTGGCCTACGTGGCTGAGTCAGTTTGGGGCACAACTCCCACTTCACCCACCCTCCAGAATCTTCGCTTCACAAGCGAAAGCTTGCATGCTGAAACGTCTGCGGAGGACTCGAAAGAGATTCGCCCGGATCGCAATGTTTCAGATGCAATTCGTCTCAACCAGAATGCGTCTGGTGATATCGGTTTCGAGTTCTCGTACTCAACGTATGATGAGCTTCTCAAAGCGGCATTGTTCGCCAGCGCGTGGTCATCCGCTGTGACCGATATCAGCTCCGACACAGGCATTCAGGCAATCAACGCCTCAAATGAATTTCGTGGTGATGATGGCGACTTTGCCAATTACACCGCAGGTGAATGGGTGCTTGTTTCAGGTTTCACTGAGACCGCAAACAACGGCCTGTTCAAAATCGAGTCGGTGTCGTCTTCCGACCCGGGCACGGCCGACAACGACGGTATTGTGGTAAGCGGTGGCACGCTTACTGACGAAGCAGCTGGCGATAGCGTGACCATCACTCAAGGATCTTCGATCACAAACGGCACGACTGCTCACAGTTACAGCTTCCAAAAGAAGTTCAGCGACATTAGCAAGTACGCCGTTTATACGGGTATGCAGGTCAATTCGCTGTCGCTGACCGTTGCTGCTGCCGCCATTATTACCGGCTCGTTCAGCCTGCTCGGTTCAAACGAAACTCGATCTGATTCGGCAATCAGTGGCGCGTCCAACACGACTGCTACTACAACCCCGGTGATGAATGCGGTCGATCATGTGACCAGTTTGTTGGAGAGCCAGAGTTCGTTCGAAGCGATGCAGGTCACCATCGAACTCAACAACAATCTGCGTGCGCGTAACATCATCGGCCTGCTCGGAGCCGAGAGTATCGGCGAAGGAATCTGCAACGTCACAGGATCGATTCAGGCGTACTTCGAGGATAACACTCTGCTGACCAAGTTCAGTGATTGGACAAGCACCTCAATCGCCTTCCTGATACAAGACGGTGACAACAATCGATACATCATCGACATGCCCACCGTCAAGTTGACGAGCGGGCAGACCGTTGCCGGCGGTCAGTCCAGTGATGTCATGCAGGAGCTGAACTACTCGGCCATCCTCGACAGTACCGAACAGATCACCCTACGGATCGTTCGATTCCCCTCCTCCTAATTTACGCCCCTCCACCCGGCATTCTTTCAACCCTCTCTCAGTCCAGAGGAACCTTATATGAAACTCAGTCAACTTCGTTTGGATTCTGACACCGAGATCAACGGCGTCTGGGTCGACTACGCCGAAGGAATACAATTCAAGATCGCTCGACTTGGAAACCCCGCTTTTCGCCGCTACATGCGCAAGCTCGGTAAACCGTTGCGGGCCCAGATGCGACATGACGTGCTGGACGACGAAACGTTAGAGAGCCTGTCCAAGGAAGCGATTGCGCACACTGTGCTTCTCGACTGGAGAAACGTCGAGGACGACAGAGGCCAGCCCCTCGAATACACTCCTGCAATCGGTCAGAAGGTGCTGGAAGACTCCGAGTATGCCGACATCTACAACTTCGTGATTGCAGTTGCGAACAGCACAGAGAACTATCGGCGGACCAAGATCGAAGACGAAGCGGGAAAGTCCGTCAGCGAGTAATCTGGGAGCGAGCATGGGGCCGGGACCCGAAGTATCTGAAGTATCTGGAAGGACGTCGAGCACGCGGCCTATCTGCTCGCGCGCTCGACGAGCGACCAGAGCTGTCCGACCCCGTCACAGTACTGGCATGGGAGTGTTTCGTCGCGCTGGCCGGATCAAGACAGATCGGGCCCTCACACACTATTCAACCGTTGCTGTACTCCGAGATACTCGCATGGCTCGAACTCATGGCGATTTACGACACCGAAGAACGGCACGACATCACATTTCTTGTGACAACTGCCGATCGAGAGTGGATTCGAGAGCATCTCGAATCGTTGGAGAAGCCTAATGCCGACCCTCTCCGTAGGCATCGACGGCCGAAGAGCTCAAGCAGGCGCGCAGACCTACACTGATGCTGTAGGTCGAATGTCGAACTCCAACAAGCGCTTTGCTGCAGGCCAAAAGCGAGTACAAGGAGCCTTAGGCAAAACACGCGCCGCGGCCTCCGCTTTAGGTGGTCAACTGCGGACATTGGTAGGAGGGTTCGCTGCTCTCGCAGCTGCTCGAGACGCTATACGGACGATGGCAGGATTCGAGTCGCAAATGTCCGAACTTCGAGGGGTCACTAATGCGACGGCAATTCAAATGGAGATCATGGAGGATACTGTTCGAGAGCTAGGAGCGAACACCAGATTCTCAGCTGCAGAAGCCGCCGAAGGTATGACGTTTCTGGCTAGAGCAGGTTTCGATGTAGCGGAAGCAACTGAGGCTCTACCTGCTACTTTGAATCTCGCAGCAGCCGGATCTCTTGAACTAGGCGAGGCTGCCGACATCGCCTCTAATGTTCTTAGCGCATTCAGTTTGCAGGCCAGCGAGACCACTCGTGTTGTCGACGTGCTATTGACGACCGCGAATAACGCTAACACCAATGTGCAGCAGCTTGGTGATGCTTTTGAATATGTAGGCCCTGTTGCCGGGGCTTTGCAAGTGCCCATCGAGGAGACAGCGGCAGCACTTGGTGTGTTAGGCAACGCCGGTATTCAAGCGAGTTCAGCGGGTACAGGCCTTCGTGGTGTGCTAACCCGTCTTCTGAATCCATCCGGCAAGGCTAGGGCGGCGTTGGAGCAGATGGGAATAACAGCTGCCGACGTCAACCCAGAAATGCATTCGCTCACAGATATCTTCAAGACGTTTCGAGAGCGCAATCTTGGTGCAAGTCAAGCGCTGGACATCTTTGGTCAACGTCACGTGGCTGCAGCGCTGGCAATCACATCTCAAACAGACGCCCTGGAAACACTTATTGAGAAGAATCAGGCGGCCGAAGGAGCAGCTGCTCGTGTGGCCCGAATTATGGATGACAATCTTGCCGGGGCGGTCAAGGCGTTGCGTTCGGCCTTTGAAGAGCTCTATTTAGAACTGGGCGACTCCGGTGTAGCCGGCGGGCTGAGGGATGTAGTCGATACTGCTACGCAGTTGCTGCGTGTCCTCGGCGGTAACAAAGAAGCGATCGAAGAAGCTAACCCCGTAATCAAGGCCATGGCCGCAGCGACCAAGCTGGTCTCGGCCGCGATCATGTTCCTCGTGGACACGATCGGCGACGGGTTTAGTAAGATCGGTCAAGCCTTTAGTTGGCTTATGGGGGAGACGGGTAAATTCGGCGACGCGGCCGGTTCGGCAATGGATGCGCTGGTCGATGGCACGCTTAGTGTATCGGATGTCGTCGACGGACTAAGTGCAACCTTTCAGAAAGTAGGGGCATTCTTTGACGCGTTCTTTGCTCGCCCGCTTGCCAATGCGATTGTCAACCTGCAAGAGATAGTCGAAGGTTTCGCTGACTTTTTCGAAGAGGCTTTAAAGTCGCCTCTAGCGGCTATCGTGCAGTCCATTGCGGCGTTTGCAAGTACAACGCTTGATCTTATTAGAGGTCTGATGAATCAACTTGCTGATATGGTCAGCTATCTTAGCGAGGATGTTGCCGACTCGATCCGCGGTCTCGGTGAGGGTATCGAAGCCTATAAGGGCGACATCAAAGACGCTGCAGACTATCTCGCCGGCGATGCTGGTCCTAAGATGGAGGAAGCTATCGATCGCATCAAGAGAGGCAGCCGAGGCGTGTTCAGCAGTCTCGTGCCGGACTTGCAACAGCTTGAGGCACAGATTGATGAATTCAAAGCGAAGAGCGAAGAGATCGACGAGGAACTTCGTCAGAAGATGATAGCACGTAACGAGGCCGAGGTGGCCGCAGAACAGGAGAAAACAGACGCTCTTCTGGAGCTGCGTCAGGCTCAAGCAGATCAACAAGCAGCTATGGACGCTATGAATGGCGGTACCGAAGACGACCCTGCTGAACAACAGAGGGAAGAAAACCAAGCCAAGCTCGAAGCATTGCGTGAGGGATTCGCTACTGAAATGGAGCTGCTGGCCGAGCAGTACGACGAACGCAGAATCTTTTTGGAGGAGCTCAAATCCTCTGAATTTGCCTACGTCAACGAGCGCGAGGATCTGCTCACGAAAACCATTGATGCGTACGAAGCAAAGCGTACCGAGATACAACAGAAACACGAGAAGCAGCGTTCCGCCATGATGCGGGCCGAATGGATGACTCGTCTGATGATGGCGCAAAACACCATGTTAGCCATCCAACAGATCTTGATAGCGACCGGCAACAGTGCACTGGCTGAAAGCAAAGCTTTCGGTGTCGCTCAAGCTGTGATTTCAACGGCCATCGGCATCACACGAGCTATGGAGCTAGGGTGGCCCGCAGCGATCCCAGCTATGGCCCTTGCTGCCGCTACAGGCGCCGCACAGATCGCAGCGATTACAAGCGCTCAGAAAGGCTCCGGAGCACCGCCTACAGCACCAGGGGGAGGGGGTGCTGTTGCAGCGCAGCCTCCACCAGCAACTACAGACAACATTGAAGATGTCGCAACAACACTGTCGGAGGTCGGTAACGTCGACGAAGAGGCACCAGAAGCCGTCGAAGGCACCTTGACAATCAACATGGAAGGCGTGAGTCGTACCGATGTGGCCACAGTAGGAGATATCACCGACAACATTGGTGAGGCCATTGATACATACGTCGAGAGCGGTGGGCGTTTCCGCACTATAGCAGTCAACATAGGAGAGTAGCGTGCCAGTCACGATCGTCGACGATATCACAGTGATGCGCCCGCGCATCGGCTACTTCAATATGTTCGATGCAGGTACAGTCACGGCATCGTCCGAGGACACTGCCAACAACGGCCAAAAAGAGAATGTCCGCGACCACCTGCCATACGTGCGCTGGAAGAGTACCGCGGGCGGCACGCAATGGATCCAGGCAGTGGATTCAACCGTTCTAGTCACCTACGGTGCTATCTATGGGCACAATCTAGGTACGGTCGGGGCTACTGTTCAGTTTCAATACTCGGACAACGCAGGTTCAACATGGAGCAACCTCGGCAGCTCGGTTTCCCCTTCATCTGACGATGAGTGCATCTACCAGATCTGGAACGGCGTCAATGCGGGGTATGTCCGCGCCTATATCACAGGGGCCTCCGGTGCAGTGCAGATTGGTGTACTGCACATGGGGTGGGATATGGTCTGCGAACGCGGTCTAGCGCCTGGCCAGGGAACACCTTTCATGCAGCGCAGTAACGAAATCACCCGCAACGAAACTCACGGCGGGCAGCAGCTGCCACGTATCATTGTTCGCAAAGGGTACGACTTCTCAATCGCTCTAAAAGGGCTGACGAACACATGGTACCGAAACAACTGGTTGCCGTTCGAAGATCACGCAGAGCAGTGGGGGTTCTTCTACAAGCCATTGCCTGTCACCGCTCCTACAGAGGTTTTGTGGTGTGAGCTCGACAAAAAGCTACCCAGGGCAACCTACTCTTCGGTGCAGCATGTATCGTTGTCAGTCAAGTGTGTAGGACGCTATAAGTCATGACGTACGAGACCTTGGCCGCAACAGCTGCACGTGTGCAGCTGCGTATTTTGGAACTGCGTTTGCCGTTTTGCCAGGAGACTCTAGGCGTCGCGCCGTGTACGTCAACTCAGACAGGTGACGGTAAGTGCTTCAATACACGCTGCCGGGGGTCGAACGACTGCGGTGATCCAGACAACTATAACCCTGCAACGAAATCATACTACTACAACGAAGATGTCGGTATATATGTCGACAACGCGATCCCGTGCGTGACGCGAGGCGGGTTCCGAATATCACCCCCGAAGCTGACGTATATGGGAGGCTTGGGCACCAGGGGCAAGGCAACCGTTACGATCAAAGACTTCCCCTGGGGTGATCTCGACACAGATCCCTATGTTTCCGACAGGACTTACAATCCAATGAGTCAAGGTACCTATTGGGGCAAGTTCAAGGGTCGGAACCCGTACTACCGCGGTGCAAAAGCGATCATCTGGACCGGGTTCGTCGACCCCTCGGCGGGTCAGGTGTTTGATTTCAGCAATTTCAAGCCACGATACTACATCATTGACAAGATTGAAGGTCCGTCAGGGGGCAAGAGGGCTAGAGTCTCAATTCACTTACAAGATGTGTTGATCAAAGCTTTTGGCGAGCAGTCTGTGTACCCGAGCCCTAACACTGAAACACTCAGTGCTGATCTCAACGAGACGGCGACTTCGTTCTCGGTGGGCTCCGGCGAAGGAGCTGCGTACGGTACCTCCGGTTATATTGCTATTGGTACTGAAGTGATGTCGTTTACCCGTAGCGGAGACACGTTCAGTGTGACTCGTGCTCAATTCAATACAGACGCCGAAGAGCACGATGCGGGTGAGGTTGTTCAAGAGTGCCTGTATTACGACGATCAGCTTGCACTTACGGTGTTTCAGGACATCCTAGAAAACGGTTGCAACATCGCCACTGCCGATATCAACACTACGGACATCTCGAATGAAAACGCTGCTTGGATGGAAAGCTATAAAGTCACGAGATTGATCGCTAAGCCTACGGCGTGTGACGAGCTGCTGAATAGTTTAGGGGAGAACCGTGCGTTCCACATGTGGGCAGATCCGTTCACTGGCAAGGTGAGATGTCGTGCGATCCGCCCAAACACTGACAGTATAACTACCTACACTGATGACGAAAACATTCTGGCCGATAGTATGAAAGCAGTTGACTCTCCGAAGGATCGCGCGTCAACTGCTATTGTCTACTACGGTCAAATCAACCCGTTCGACGGGGAGTCGAAGGCGGGCAATTTCGGTGGATGGGCGATCTGGCAAGACGCAGAAACAGCTTCTCTATATGACGAAGAACGTATTCACAAAGTGTACGCTTTGTGGCTTGGTCCGAACCAGCACTTGGACGCGACTTCTCTCGCCAATAATTGGATACTACGTTCGAAAAACACACCGACTGTTCTGACTTTTTCGCTGGACGCCAAAGATGGGGTGTCTCTTGAACTTACTGATGCATGTCGTGTGAGCACAGGTGCGATGCAAAGCCCTACAGGAGAGCACGATACTCGGGCGATGCAAGTGCTGCAGCGTCAAGAGATGACTCGCCGTCGGGGGGCGGCAGAGTATATCTTCACTGCTATGGATTATCAATTCGACGCTCGTTACCTGATTCTCATGGAAGAGGGTGTCGATACTGAAAATTACTCATCTGCTACAGACGAAGAAAAGGCTGGCGGTGGGTACCTATGCAACGACAGCAACGTGATGCCCAGCGACGGTAGCGAAGGCTACCGACTTTCCTAGGAGAACTACATGGCCTTTACATGGGATCCCCCGTCCGATACCGAATTGGCGGTGGGCAAGTATTTCACCTCCAGCAAGGCGAAACGCATTCGTGATATGTGTCGTGCGATCGCTGAAGGCGCTAGCGGTGCCGACAAGATCGCGACCAACGGGATTACGAACGATGCAGTGACGCTGTCGAAGCTAGCGCACGGAACAGCTGGCTATCTGCTTGGCTTTGGGGGGAGCGGTCAGCCTTCCGAACTCCGTTTTCCATCTGGCGTGAATACCTCTCAGACGAACCAAGATAAGGTCTTACGCCCAAATGGGAGCAACGGAGTAGCGTGGGTCGACTGGTCGCGTAGTCGGGGTACGATGTCGTCATCCTATGGCGACTCGTCCTTGGTCGATATCACGGTTGATAATCCCGGTCAGTACTTGATTCTGGGGATGGCTAAAACAAGTTCCGACAAAAATGCGGTCGGTATGTGTTGGGTGACCGATGGGGCGATCACGTATCAAGTCACTCTCGATGAGATCGATAGCGGCACGAATTCGTCATTTGAGACAGATAAATTCTCGATTTCCAGTAATGATGTCTCGTACTACTCCACGACTACCGCGACTGTGCATCTACTCGCACTCAGAACCAAGTAGGAGATACAGATGGACAAGGTGCAAGGCCTAATCGCCCAACAGGACGGCGATGTCGTCTACGGGGCGCAGATACAGGTATCGACATGGCCCGCAGGAAGTGCGGTGACTCTGTACGAGGACGATGAAGTCACACAGAAGCCGAATCCCCTTACGACCGACAGCAACGGCGAGTACGAGTTCAACGTACCTGACGGCACCTACCAATTGCAGATCACCCAGGGTTCAACCGTTACGACCGTGGAAAAGCTAATCGTACGCGACGTCCGGTGGGATCGAGTCTTGCTCGGTAAACTCTTGGGGGCCGACTTCAATACGACGAACGATCAAGCGATCTCATTGTTCCGCATCGGAAGCGGTAAGTGCATCGTGACGGACATCATCGTCGCGAATGCGTCGATCAATTTATCGACAGCACAAGGCGGGTTCTACACGGGGGCAGGTAAGACCGGTACCACGATCGTCGCATCTACGCAAGCCTACAACGCAGTAGATCTGTCCAACGACAAATGGCTCGCCTTGACCCTGGCGTCCGCAGCGGGTACGGACGTAATTTCGTCGCTGTATTTTGCGCTGACTACCGCCCAGGGATCCGCTGCTACCGCCGATATTTACGTCTATGGATACGCGTTATCGTCGTAAGGAGACATAGTGAGATCTGTCAAGAAGACGCTCGCTGCCGGCACTACGCAGACGGTGTACAATGTCGGAACGAAAGGGAGCTTGACGTACTACTCGTCGTCTGGGTTACCGGTGTCTGCCAACTCGTCAGCGAGTGTGGCGATCACACCGTCCCCGTATAAATTGCAACATGGCTTGCTCGTGTACATCAGTCTGTCGATTTCAGGAGCGACAGCCGGGGGAGGGTACGTCCAGGTTTACGCCGACAACGCATATACCGATCTTGTCGCCGAGAAGCATTTCGAAATAAGTGAAAGCGTTTCTCTTGCGTCAAACGAACCTCGACGTTTTTACGCCGATACAGCGAACGGTACTCTGTACTTCACGGTTTACAATAGCACTGACAACGCTATCACGGTTGACATCACAGCAGAGGCGACAGTTTTGATTGCCGGTACACCGTCGTACTCGGATGTGACCCCTTTGGGCCAAGGGCTTGAAGGAGACGGTACGGGGGCCACCCGTTTGGCTCTTGCTAATTCAGGGGGGCTCGAATTCAGCAGTGACGACGTACGCGTAAAGGTCAACTCTGGCGCGAGCGTCAAGGTGGCGAGAAAATCTACGGGCTTAGAGGTCGAAAATGCTATAGCTCGTTCAGGAGTTGATCAGGTAATTCCTAGCACGTGTCGATTCGGACCTTCTTCAGTGTCGATCACACGTAGTATGTCTTCAGTCCCTCCTTCGACAGGGGGCGTAGGAACGTACGATGTAGGTCATTTGTTCCGTACGATATACGGTGAGTTGTACGAATGCTACGACGATACACCTTCTGCGTTGAAATGGCGAATGCTGTCAACCCGGCACAAGACGCAAACACAAAAGGTTTACAATGTTACGCCAGGGGGTTCTGCTACGTCATCATTATTGGCAATGCGTGGTCGTAGAGGAATGATTTTACAAGCAAATATATGGGCGTTCAATGCGAGCTCAAATACTAGAAACTTCGACTCTACGTTTCGGTTCGCGTGCTACCCTAACGAAAACTATGAGGAGCGCGAACGCTTATTTCAGGTCATCGGCCAGATGCGAGGGACGCACCTGACAGCCGATGTTGCGTCGGGGGGTACACTGACCATTGATGATGTCGGACTATTCGATCTCGGTTCGTTGTGCCGTGTATACCGGTTGACTCAGACGACTCAAGAATACCAACGTGTCTCAGGACGATCTCCTTCAACCGATCAGTTAAGTATATACGATTCAATCGACGCCCCAATGTACAACGGCGATGTGATCGTGACGGTTACAGAGGTTCGTGCTGTCCCGTGGTGGAACGATTCCACTACGGATCCTGATGCGCTGTACTGGAAAGTATGGAACCAGGGCTCTATTGATCAGATGGACTTCTGGGTGGACTGGAAGGTCACGGCGTCAGGATGGGACGATGCGTAAGCTCGAACAAGGAGGAATTCTTGCAGATATCGACCCCTTTATGTACGGGGCGTCATGGCTATGGCAGTCCAGGAGCTCTGGGGTCATCGACACACCTGAAGGACGTGCGGACTACGCTATATTCGATCCCGATGCGTTCACCGCTGATTTGCCGTACGGCACATACCACCCTGGGACGGCTGAGCTCGTCCTCCGTGGTGCGTCCTCCCCTTTGGTAGACGACGATGGATTACTGTGCGCTTGTCCTACCAACTACTGGGATTCATGGGATCGTACAGATCGTGGATTTGACAAAATATGGAACAGTGAGATAACCAGAACGGACCAGACAACCGTTCAGATGCTGGACCCTACTGCAATCGCTGGGCATAGTGTCGGTACTACTCCACTATTCACCAATGTACATACGGCTGAGTCGGGCATTGCAAAGCTCGAATTGTCTAGTTCATCGTACAAGAGGATGCTGCAAGTATTTGTACGGATGTCTGACGGTTCGTCTCCTGAAAGTAGCGTTCGGATCACTGCGTTCGATACGGACGGTACCGACCTTCCGTCATACTTCGGCAGTACGAGATTCGCACAACTTCCTGGATCTGATTGGTGGGTTGTTTGGAATGCTCATAGCATCACAGGGGTCAACCATTACGTAGGGATTATGCTAGCTGCTGGAGCTGCGGTGTACATCGAGGCTCCGTATTGGTGGAGCGTGGGCTCAGGAAATACGGAGGTGCCGTTTCTAAAAGTGCCGTTTACATCAGGTACTTCCGGAACGTGTGGAGACAGTTTCGTCAAACTGTCTTCGTTTGCCCAACCTGCAGACCCCCCTTCAGCTAACGACTACGAGCCATACGTCGAAAACGGGTATCTCGCGGGTGTAATCGCCTTGCCGTGGATTGAATCGGACGATCCTTCGATCCCGTCAGCAGTGGCCGTAGAGTGGGCGGTCGACACGAGCAACTTCATTCGTATAGGGTTCTCAAGTACATATCAGGTTCCGTACGTATGGATGAAATCAGTAGGTGTCACGCAGGCCTACCATCTGTTCCCAGGAGGATGGAGCAGATTCGAACCGATCCCATTCTGCTGGTCGTGGTCAACTGAGAGAGGTGGTACGACCTCCTACATCTTTGCGGTCGATGGCGTGGCCATCGAAGTCGAGGTGAACGGGTCGATGCCGTCAGGCACCCCTCCATACGTGTATCTTGGACGGGATGTATCAGGGGGTCAGGCATTCGATGGCTTCGTCCATGCTGTGTTATGCGGTCGCTTGCCGCTAGGGCGTAGCGAGTGCCGTGTGATGTCGTCGTGGATCAAACGCTACGCAGCGTGGAGGATCGAATGAAACGTTATCTCCCTCGTGACCATGGAGAATATACCGACCTGTCTTGGCTGGACATGGAATTCTCTCGCGACTCTGTTGCGTGGTGTCCGACGGGTGAATGGTGCGGAGTTGATATCCCGCGATTCGATTCGGACGTGCTGCTTTCTCCACGATTCAACGTACCCAAGCTGTATTCATTTCCGTCCACGACGGGGTATACTGCGTACGACGACATCTATCGGGACCCTTGCTACTACCCTGCAGAAACAACGCAGACATTTCGCGATCTCGTTACGGAGCTTGAACGAGCCACGAAACATGTGCATCTTGAACCCATCTTGCTATCGTACTCCTGGGAAGGACGAGCGATCTATGGGTACCGCCTTGGTTCATGCGACAAGAAGCACTTCGTAGTCACCTGTGCGGTCCATGGCAACGAGGTGGACGGACTGCCGGGATCGTTTAAAGGCATCGAACTGTTGTGCACGCATGACGCCTTCGCAGCGTTCCGAGACGAATGGACGATCTTCTTCGTTCCAGCAATCAACCCGGACGGCATCGTTCATTTCAACCGTTTGACTCGTCAGTTGCAGTTGTCCACTGACGGGGTCAATTATGTTGGAATCAATTGCAACAGAGTCTTTGACTGGTTCTGGGCGGACTACAACCCTAGTGCGTCCGAATCAAAGGGCGCGTACCCAGAGCAGCCAGGAGAGGTTGCTGGGCTGCTGAAGTATTGGCGCACCGGCTGCAGAGGTCATTACGCCGACTTTAAATTCTTGTTAGATATGCACTCAACCGCTGGAGACGGTTCGCGATATCAATCGCGAGACAGATGCTGGAGAGACCAAGACGCATACGACTGGTTGTACACGTACGCCGATCAGTTATTGCATAAGACCCAGTTGTCAGCGCAGCGTCGTCGAATTGAAGAGGATGGGGATCCCGAGCTGTATATCAGGTACTATCGCTCGCGCAAGCGCCCTCATCTGCACCCGTATTTCTCGACTCGCCCGTCACCTCTCAACTGCGTCTCTATTGTGACAGAAGAAAACAAGATTCAAGCTGCCAGGGCCGAGCTGGCACGTACGGAGACGTATGCTGGCGCATGCAATTATAGAATGGACTACATACTTTCCGCAGCAATGGTGATGACCACTGGGTCGTGCCAGAAACGCTCCGCTGTGTACGTCGAAGGGTTGCCAGCGACGAACCTGTTGAATAATAGCGGGTTTGATCAATGGCAACCTGACGAACTTCGTCCGGGGTGGACGCGTCTTGGGCGTGCTAGAATCGCGCGCAAACGTCGCGATAGAGTGCACGACTATCACGGTGCTGCGGTAGAATACGAAGCAGCTATCAGCATAGAACTGCCGTCAGCAGCTGCATATATTTCAATGTGTTTATCCTCTGTTACGGATAACGCGTCTCTTGCTTTGTTACGCGAAGGAACGGTTGATCTAATTGATATCAGTCAAACGTACGGTTCGTTCAAGCTGTCTCCTGCCGTGATTTCTCTGACTACTCACGATGGTCTTCGAGGGGCCATCGCGTCTCCAGGAGCCGCAGAAGACTCGATCGTACTGATCGGCGGCGTGAAATCTGACGGCAGCCATACTACTTTAGTGACAGAGGTTTCGGCCCTCAGCGGAACACCATCCGAGACAGCGAAGACAACTCGACCGTCTGGCATAGCTTACGCCGGGTACTGCGACAATAGTTTAGCTGTGACCTCTCACGCCGACGTACGCACGTATTATGCCGGCGGACAAACAACGAGCAACGTGTCAACCGCTCAGTCGGGCGCTGTCGTATACGATCCTAACACAGACACGTATACCTCTACGACAATGCCGTTTGCTTTGACGCAATGCGGATGCGCGTACGTGCACGCGGGAGATCATACGGGGAAAGCGTACATCATCGGGGGGATAACAACAGGAGGTACGTACCATCTTGGAGTGCTGGAGTGGGATATTTCATCGTTCTCTGTGACCAGCGTATCAGGGCTCGTAGTGCCTGCGTCGTACATCGGTCTGGAATCCCCGAGCCTATGCTACGATGAAGTTTTGGATCGCGTTATGGTTTTCTGCGGTAAGAGATCCGACGGAACATTGAGTACAGTTGTATACGCGTACACCCCGGGATCGACGGAGCTGGTAGAGACGTCAGTCAATAATTCTGTGGATGATGTCGAAATCGGGGAGTATTCAGGGCCGGCCCTGTGGTCCACGCAAATTGTCGGGGCAGCGATGGCACCATACATGTCCGACGAAGGGGTCTCTATGGCGCTTCTTGTCGGAGGCGAGGACGCGTCTTCTCAGCTCCTTGCCACTGTGTATATGTACGACCCATTCGATAACTTGATAGGGGATCCTTCGCAGGTATCTTACGGGTACTTGCGCTATTCGAGTCGCATAGAAGCCGACACAGAGGAGACGATTCTCGATAGCTGCGTCTCCGGTGAAGACTCTTACACAATCCTGGCAGGGAGTGTGAGCTACCCGTCCGACGGTGAGCTAACGGTCAATGCGGGGACGACCCTGCGATGGCAGCCTTCATACTCGGGCAAAGGTGCCACGTCGGTATTTCGCGCTACCATCGCATGGGGCACGACAGCCGATTTCTCGCTGCGAATGAGATACGACTCGTCCACTACCTATCACTACCGTATAGAGTGGCAGGAATCAGTTTCGACATTGAGCATCATTCGGCACGACGCTAGCGGCGATACGACCTTGCGTTCACTGGCGCTTGTCGGTCCGCTATCTGAAGCTACATGGCGTTTTTACGTAGCGGGGACCGATCCTGTGCGTATATCGATTTCATATGAGATTGGCCTGACAGCAACGCCTGCTCTGTACGTCGATGATTTCAGCACGTCGCGTCTGACTGCAGACGGTGAAATACGCTGGACCGCTGTCAATCAGATGACATTCAAAGATGAGATAGGGGTTGGCGATTCGCTTGCGAACACCGGAGGTATCGCAGCGACCGCTGTGGCACGAAGCGCTGAGGCGAACACTTCAGGGTACAACCGTTTGACGTTCAACGTCAAAGACGACGCGGTTGATTGCAGGGATATTACGCGCCGAGTACGAAACTACTACACGACAGCTCCAATAAAGGGGACGCATGAATATCGTGCGTCTATCGATCTGAGTTCCGGATATACCTCGAGGCTTGAAGATGGCGGGCGTTTATACATGCGGACGTACACTGATGGTCAGCCCTTAGTGCTAGAGAACTGGATGCTAACAGCAGGCAAGCGTCCTATGACATGGCACCCGGCAGAAGAGGGGACGAGAGCTATCGAAAGCGCCAAATGGACTGCAGCTGTTTCTGACCCGAACAATTTCTACGTTGAACTTGAATGGCTACCGATCGGTGACTTCGGAACCTTGGACGAGGACATGGTGATCGCCCAACTCGACTGCTCGACTGAGGATTGGCACTTCTTACTCGTGGCCCCTAAGCCGCACACGTCGCGTATGTACAACCTCAACGATTCATATGCAGATCACGACCCTGTATTACGTTTGGAGAAGTGGCAAAACGATTCGACACTCCTCCAGTCTGTCGAGGTAATATGTTACTGGGGTATGAACAATGTAAGGGATGTCTCTCATGAGCGCTACGACATTAGTCTTCGGGTATCTTTAATTCATGTGGGAGGACAGTACCTGGAGCTAAGGATTGAAAAAGCTGGTGCAGAAGGTTCGAACTACGCCCACGACAGCACTTTGACACATCTGCCATATGGTCAAACAGACTTATCACTGCTGGACGGAGGACTGTTCGCAAGCCCTCGTATCCGATCAACCGTTCTCGAGACAGACGGGGTTGTACGTTCGCCGTTCAATATCTCTCGACGCCTTCGTCTTCAGCACGATCTAATTGGAGCGGTTCTCCCAGGAGAACGGGACCCCAGCAACGGCTATGTTGACTGGCGTGCTTTGTTTTACGTCCCAGAGACATTTGAGCGAGCTGATGACTCGAACCTTGGGTCGCATTGGGACATCATGATTCAGAGCGGTAACGGCTGGGATATCGAAAGCAACAAGGCGAAATGCACGACGTACGGGCTCGAGCGATGGGATTCGAATCCAGGTCTGCTGAACATGTCGGTCGATGCGAGTTTTGCAGCTGATGATGTGGGAAGCAAGATCGGTCTGCTACTCCATCTGGACAGTAGTGATGCATACTACGGCCGGATCTATTGCTACAGCGTGGAGATGGAGCCAGCGTCAGCGTCTGCAGCAACAATGCGCATCGTGCGTTGGTGGCACGACAGTTTGACCGGTCTGAACAGCAAAACCACACTTGTGTCAACTACCATCAACTACATACCGGGCAGCTTTGTGTCTGCGTCTATTCAATACGATTCAAACAGCTCAAACAATCTGATAGCGATTGTGGACGGAAATACGCTGTCGATCTCTGACGAGTTCATTCAGAGCCCAGGAAAAGTAGGGATTTACGGCGAAACAGCTGGCAGCTCTGAGGCCGTGTGGATCGACTCGATCAGCGTTTCGACGAGCGAGTCGATTTCTCTAAACGATTGAAGGCACATACCGCGCTCAGGTGATCGTCTCTATGTCAACCGTTTTTTGCCAAAGAGCCTTACGGCTATTGCGAAGAGTAGTAAAGGCAGTAACAGAGCCCTGGTTCTTCATCAAGTAACGAACGAGAAGAGCTGCTTCTGCTGCGTCATCTGTAAGCTGCGAGAGAGGTATGCGCTGGTTGTATTTACGCTCGATCCACCCTTGCGCTCTGCGCACCATCAGGTGCTTCTTGACGTTACCCTTCCACTTGATCGGGTTGACGACTGAGACGGAGTTGAGGCCCGGCCAGTAAAGAGCCATGTGAATGATGGCGCCTACTTCGAGATAGAGCTTTTGCACGGCCTCATTTTGTGCCGAGTCATGGCCCCTCTCGCTGTCGAAGTGTTCGGGGCACTCACAGATAAGATGGCGCTGCTTACGATCATTCGGATCATATATCTGTAAGACCTCCTGAATAGCCAATCCGAGAGTATGGACTATGGAGAGTGCACGTGTCTGATAGGCGCCTGCATCATTGCAGTTGATCTTGAGCACAGAGATATGATCGTCCCCGTTTGCGATCGCTAGTCCTGTCTTGCGGACGCTAGGGTCGATTCCTATGAATATGCTTTCTGCAGTTGGGCCCATTCTTCAGCCTCTTCTCGTAGTTTGGGTTCGAGGTATCGATCGAATGCAGCACGATCGAACGTGGAGGGGTCATCAGGGTTTTCGACACCCATTTTATCCGCCCAGCGCGTATAAGTAACAGCACAGTCGGCTCTCAAAGGAACGTTGTAATTATGATGCGATCTCTCCATAATGCTACGGATCTCAGGAATTACTTTTGCAGCTGAACCTATTTCTATTTGCATACCGATATCGTCATGTACTTGCAGTAGCATTCCGGCGTCAATGCCTTCTCTTTTGATATATCTATCGATATCGATCATCCGGCCTTTCATCTCGTCGCCAATTGTACCCTGGCACATACGGTTCACGGCCTTATAGGACTCGAAGCCGCGTAGATAATGCCGTCGTCCGTGAATAGTGGTAATGTAGCCCTGCGTTTGGATCTGATGCTCGAGCCATGAACGCCATTTAGGGAGACCGGGAACCATACAACTCAACCGTTCTCGTGCGTCGCGTGCTACCTCGATACCTTGCTTGATCTTCTTGGCTGTAGTTGCTAAACCCGCCCCATAGACGTAGCCGAAAACAGTTGCTTTGGTTCGGGTCTTGAGGCCGTCATTGAAGTCGTTGTAGAGTAGCCTGCACAAGCCTGAGTGGATATTCTGCCCGCTTTCCACAATCTCAGAAAGGCAAGAGTCATTTGCATAGTGAGCGAGAACGCACATCTCAGCTTGACATTTGTCGGAATGCATATTGACGTAGCCCTCACGCGTACGAAATATGCGTTTGATATGCGGGGCAAACTGAAGACCTGTGATGTCTAGCATTTCCTGCGCTTCGTCTTCAGTTAGAGTCGCTTTATGGTCTGCATCCTTTGGTATGTTCTGCATGTTGGGCTTGCTGGAGGAGAATCGTCCTGAGCAAGTACCGATTTGATTGAATTGCGCGTGCAAGATGCCGTCGACCTGGAAGCGATCTGCTTGTGCAAGGAATGTGTCTCTCATCTTCTGACATGCTTTGCCTACGAGCAGCATGAAAGCGGCGGGGTGATGTGTGTTCCGGAGATTGAAATCGTTGAGCTTAGGAGTCTTCTTGACTTTAGTACGCTCGGTGGAAGAGTCGCGTTCCAGGAACTCCATGATGTTACATATCTCGAATGCAGCTGTTTGATCTGCCGTGGCATTGATGTTGAAGTGATGCCAACCAGTCATGCACTCAAAGAAGTCAGTTACCTCATCGATGACATAGGTAAAGTATTCATACTGCTTTTCGATCTCAACAGGATCGACAGGGATGCCTCGATCTTCCATTTCCATGATAACAGGAAGCAGCGCATGCTCCATCCAGAGGAGATAAGGGAACAGCTTTCTAACTGTTGTGTACATCTTATCGAAGAGCATGAGCGTAAGCTCAGCATCTGATTCGACACGGCGACGGATAAGGTCAAGAGGCAGCTTGGAGAAGTCCAGGTCCGCCTTGTCTTTCATCCCGTTTTCTTCGAACCATTTGTGGATCTCTTCTTTCAGTTTACGGAAGCCAAAAGGAAGATATTTACGGCAGAGATTCTCAAGGGAGATCCCCGATCCAGCGTCACGACCGTCGAGGAGATGTCCAAATATCTGGACATCCCACACTGGCCCTCTGATAGCAGGGAAACCGGAGAAGCGCAAGAAACGATCGTCGAATTTAGCGTTAGCAAGCACCTTGTGGATATTCGTGTCCTTGAGGATCTTTTCTACGATATGACGTGTACCCGGGGACGCATCCTTATGCCAGTAGATCTTACGGCCGTCTGGAAAAACGATAGAAAGACAGAACACTCTGTCACCAGTCCAGGGGTTGAGACCGGTAGTTTCGGTATCGAGCCCTACGCGCTGGAAATTAAGGGATGTGGGGAGGTCTTGTTCCGAATAGAATTGATCGAGCATTAGAACCCTAACCATTTCTGAAGTTGATTGAGACATACTTCAAGTTGTTCAGGGCACTCAGGGTGATCAATACCGTATGACTTGCAGAAACGGTTGATATTGTTGAACCACAAGAATTGATCGATGTCTGTGGAGAGGCCCCCGAGGTCGATGCGGCTGGGTGATGGCTTGTGGGGGTAGCTCATGCGATGTAAGGCGCACGTGCAAGGTTTCACCGTGTCGACAGAACGAATAACATCGGGATACTGCGCGTACCATTCTTTGGAACGCCCTGAATCCCATCGCGCACCTAGGATATGATGTTCGTAGTTGTGCCATACAGGAAGCTTGACCAGCTCGTCCATGAGACGCAGGCGAGTATTCTCTTGATGCAGCTCTTCTTCATTAGCGGCAAACTGCATGTACCCCATTCCGACACCAACGATGATTGTGTGATACTCTTCCTGGAAATAGTTGTAGGTGTGCTCGTAGCCTCTCACCACATCGTCAGCATCTTTGCCTTGGGGGCATATCATGATGCGCGGATGATAGTCGCGAATACGTTCACGCATTTTGGTGAGGCATTCAACGGACATGTCGAAGCTAACATCGCTGGGCTCGCCTCCCTTGTCCATCATTACGACTTCAGGAGGGCGTAGCTCGTCAACAATGTCGATGAAGTCGCCGATATCGAAATCAGCTTCTTCATGCGCGCCGTTGTCAAGGATGACATAGCACCCCATTTGGACTTTGAGTTTGACAGCTGCGCGGTATTCGGGGATGTGCCAGAGCTGGGCGAGAGCGAGGAAGTTGGGGTACAGCATCCCGAGAGGGGTGTGCAAGGACCCTGCGTTACAGATCATGACGTAGTGCATTAGTGCTCCTTGAGATAAGCGAGGAAGGGAAGATCTCGGTACTTATTGCGGTGGTCCAGCCCGCAGCCGACCAAGAACAATGAAGGCTGAACAACCCACGGGGAGAAGACGCGAGTATGCTCTACTGCATGGGAGATGTTGTCGGCATTGAAGGCGATAGGAGTTGCGGATGTGTGCCTTGAAAACAGGGTCATAGCACAGCTCGGTTGCACATAGAATTGAGCCATGTATCGTTTTATGCGCGCGATAGTGCGCCCGCTTTCACAGATGTCGTCGACGATCACTACCCAAGCATGCTGGTTCGCACTAGCTCGCTCCAAGGCGCCGGCGTCGGAAGATAGATAGCACGCATCGTCTGATAGCGGTTGATTATTCTCGTACGACACGGATCGAATGAACGACAGTTCATAGTCGTCCACCGGTCGATTGTGGTATTTGAGAAGTGTTTCTAGCGCCCCACGAAGCCAGCTCCAATACGTCCGGCCGCCCTGGCATACGACAAAGAAATACAGTGGGTGCTGCGATTCTATCATCGGCAAGAGCATCTTGTGTGCGTGATCGATTGCCGAACTTCGAATCACATGAGTCGGCAGCAGCGGATGAAAAAAAGTCATTGAAACCGTCCTGTCTGGGCGCATTGGAGGAACTCTTGACGGAGAGGGCCCAGGCGAAAGGCTCCGTGCAGAGAAGCGGTACGAGTGTAGCTGTGCTGATCCTCTACGCCCCTATGGCGCACACAATAGTGCACAGCTTCGATTATTACAGCGACATCACTTGTGTCGAGTACCGTTTGCAGCGTGCAGGCAATCTGGCTTGTCAACCGTTCCTGCACTTGCGGACGGCGTGAGAAAAAGTCCACAATACGGTTGAGTTTGGAAAGCCCGAGAATTACCTTGTCGGGGATATAGGCAACAGAGGCAACGCCTTCGATAACAACGAAGTGGTGCTCACACGTCGATTTGACTGAAATACCTGGCTCGATTACAAACCCGGTGCTATCATCACACATTGTATTCGGAACGGTTGTGCATCGAGGGAAATAATGATAGTCGAGGCCGTAGAAGAACTCATTGAGAAACATCTTGGACACGCGCCCGGGTGTATCGACTAGCGAAGGATCGTTCAGATCCAGGTTTAGTGCATGCATCATCTGCTTCATGGCCCCTTGGATAGCATCCTGCTGTTCAGGGGCCCCCATGCGCTTGTCGAGGTGCACCATAGGTGTTTCGAGACCCTCCCTCGATAGTGCTTCATGTACCTTGAGGCCGAGTTTCGGATCTGTCTTGTCATTGCCTGGTTTCACTGAGATTCTCCTGCGATGTAGTCAAAATGCTATATGCATTGGCTGAAGATTTACGGGTGGGCTATGGATTAGTATGCCCTTGAATTTTGAAGCGATTTATGCGGTAGCATTCCGTACAGAATACTTTCGATTCACCGCACACCCATTATCTTATGCTGTTGGAGGGATAGCCGGGCGTTTTTGAGCTTGAATTTCTGTACCAACAGGGTGCAAATCTTCAGAGCTTTCTCATCAGGATCACCTTCGAGAGCACCGTAGCCGTCACCAACCTTCCATCCCCCTGGCAGCTCTTCCTTCGGGAAGAAGAGAGGACTGAAGCAGATACATTCCGCCTTGATGTCGATCGGTTCGAACGTTTCAGGGTCCCCGATGACCTCCTTATCGAGTGAATAGCGGACGGAATTGATGACCAGCCCGGCGGGATCCTTGGCAGCATCGATGATACGTTTCGAGATATGGAAGGCAATGTCCTCATCCATAGGATGAGCTTTAGGACTGATGTTGATGAAGTCCATGTCGTACAACACATCATTCCATAGTGAACCGTTAGTTTCGAGGGCGAACCTGACCTTCTTGCCGCATGCACGGCGGACAGCACCGATAAGATGGCAATCGAGCTGCATTAGAGGTTCGCCGCCTGTAAAGAGGACCCAGGTAGGTTTACTGTTGGCAATGATCTGCGCGACCTGCCGGGCTGTACCTGTAAAAGCCGGCTTGTTGAATTGGGTGTCGCAGAATACGCAAGCACGGTTGCACCATGCGAAGCGAACGAAAGTCATCGGGATACCTACTTGAGGTCCTTCGCCTTGGACGCTGTCGAAAATTTCGACGATGCGATAGAGTTTCTCGGTCATGTTGTGACTCCTTCATTCGATAAGCGAGCTTTCAGGGCGCTGAGAAATGTTTTGAATGCGGGTTTCTTGATGTAGTAGGAGTGCTCTTTGATAAGAGCACGTGAGCGCACGAGGTCGGAAATGATTGTGCGGATTTGGAAAGTATCAATACCTGTGAAGTCAGCTAAGTCAGTTCCGGTGAGCTTGCGATGCTCGAGTAAACCGTCGATAAGGTCCATCATATTCGTCTGGTTGTTAGACATCTGGACTGCCTTCTTCAGCGTGTGAAACACAAGCTTCGGATCACGAAGAGTAGCCCTCTCTTTGTGAATAGCAGAGAGATTGCTGTAGCCACAACAGGGTTTCGAATAGATGTAATGAAGGAAGTTGTAAGCGAACGTCACATGGTATTCATCGACGACAACTTCTTCGCCATTTTCTGATGCAGAAAAAGTACGCATGGCAGCCGCTGTAGCGATGCGGACGATCTTGAAGCGGACATCTTCTGATTGGATGAGGCAAACGTGGGGACTAAACTGGTGACCGAGAGCTATAGCTGCCTTGAGGATAGTGGCCTGCGCAGACGATGTGAAAGTGATCTGATCAGGCTTACGTGACCACGCCCAGGCAAGAAGCTTCTGGCATAACGGTTGCGTGTATTTCTGGGCTTTAGAGCTGACATGTTTCGTGTTGATAGTATCTGTATTGACCTCGTTCTGTGCGACAATGAGCACCATGTCGAAGCGTGCGATGTCTTCTGCGGCGCCAACTAATTCCGCGACCGCTTGGACCCCGTGATCGTAGTCTGCGATCATTCGGGGGGTGGAATCATTGTGAGCTCGTGGATTTGCAAGCCATATGAGACGAGTTCGAGCTGTAGTTTTCTCCGAGATGATCTTGGTAATCTCTGCGATACCTTCAGATCGTATTCTGGACATTCTGGCAATGTCCTGATGACCCAAACCGGTGGCTTCATCGATAACCACAAGTCGTCTGTCATTGAGGGGGATCTTGCCCCATACAAGAGACCATCTGTCACCGATTCTCTGAAGGCCGCCGATGAGACCAGCTAGTGATACGTTTTCGCCAGAAACAACCTCTCCCGCTCGATAGAACCGAGTGAGGCCTTCCGTGACAAATCCTTTACCTGTCCGAGTGTCACCAAGTACTAGTAATTCGACCCATCCTTTTCGCAAAGGTATATCATCGAACACGATTCCCTGAGCGGAGTGGAAAGCAAGGTCAATCGCAATATGCAAGTCACGTCGGCCGTAGATATGTGTAACATGGTCTGATAGATCATCTGCAATCTCCTCGAGCTTATCCATCACATTAAGGCTGTGGAAGGTCCTACGAAGTTCAGTTACATCGTCAGGTGCAAGCTGAAAGGTTTCGATTTCTGTTTCAGATTTGATCGCGACGTGGAGGAGATGGGTCGCGGCTTGCGAACGCGGGTCAGGGAGAGTAATACCCCGGAATTCATATACCTGATTCGTGGCGATACCGTGACCGATGTAGTAGGCCGTCCGCATGACATAGGGACCTTCCTCACTATCTGTACCGACTGCGGGGATAAGATAAATCTCCTCGACATTCATTGTGTCGTGAATCATGATACGAACTGCGGCGCCGCGAGGGGCACCCACCATCTGACGAAGCACTTCTTTTTGAGCTGTGATTGAGCAATCAAGCAGCTGCAGCACGACAGCGTCAGTAGGTCGAATCGTTTTATCAACCGTTGATTCGTCTTCAGAGGTCTTGATGATTGCTGTGTAGCGACTAGGTACGATATAGGGAGATACCCGCTTACCTGCTACGAGACCTTTGATTCGGATGGGTTCGTGGTAGTAACGCGCGTGCGTAGCATTTGCAAGCGTTTGAAATGAAATTGGTGTCTTTGTAGCTTTTTTGCTACTCCTCTCCTCTTCTTCTAATTCAGGTGGATATATATCCTCGCGGGAAATATCTGAAGCCTTTATAGGCGTAGTATTATCAATCAAATGCTGCAGTTCCTCAGAGGTCCGCTTCTCCTTAGCGAAGTAATCGGATATATCCCCTCCGCGATAGGCGGTAGGTAGATCCAGTTCTGCGATACTAACGGTCAATCCGACAGCGGCCAGGTCCTTCGCTACCTTCTTGGCCATGCGTTGGCCGTAGTCCATCTTCTTGTCATGGACATCAAAGATAATGATGAAGTTGCAGCGGGGAAGATCACTCATCAATTTCTCTGTCCACTCGGGTAACCATACCCCTGCATTGCCAGTATTGGTGAGTGCTTTGAAACCCGCCTGCCAGAGCATCATGCAATCGAATTCACCTTCACAGATAATGACTGTGTCTCCGTTTGCGATTTCGTCGTAACGTTGCAGGGGGTAGAGAGAAGGGGTGTTGTCCCCGAGAATATGGTTGACCATCTTCTGATCGGCACAATTTGGGTCGTAGCGCCGGATAGTACGCACGTCCATGTCTTCATCATACACAGGGATTGTAATGCGATACTCATCAGCGCCGAGATCGAACTGGACGATGGTATCTGTAGTCAGGCAGCGTTCCTCAACGAGATAAGGAAGCCACTTGGCATGTGTCCGGAGTATCTGTGCCGTGTCATTTACTACGTCAGTAGATAACGATGACTTGCTTTTACGTTCTCTGAGTTCGTATTCCAGATCACGAAGGCAGTTTGTCAATGCGTTTCTACGGTGGGCATCGCGGATAAGGAGTTTATCTCTTGCTTCCCGCGTAGAGATACCCATCTTAGCGGCGTAGAACTGTGTTACGTATCCACGTTTGCCGCATGACTGACATCGATAGTAACCGTTGATGTTCGCAGAACAGGAAGGGGATTTGGACTCACCTTCCGTCTCACAGTGCGGGCAATATACGTTTTGATTGGGGCGAGTGAACTCGACCATGAAACCTTGTTCGAGGTCGAGTAAATGGCTATCATTGTCCATGTGGAATCCGCGCTGGAAGGACCTCCCCTAAGGTTGGTTCCTTAGGGGAGGGGGCTGATCAGAAGGGAGGCTCACCGGCGTCAGCAGCAATGCCGTCCGCTTCGGTGTTGATCACCTTCTGGAAGTAGATGTTGTAGAAGTCGCCGTTTTTCCGGGCCATGACTTCAACCACGGAACCCTGCAGAGCCAGCAGTACGCCTGGCAGCTGCTTGCCATTGACCTGCCCGGTGTTGACACCGAGAGCGGCCAGCTGGCGCTGGGTAATCGAGGCCTGCTGGGGCGTGCCCAGTCCATCGTACTTGTGCAGGGTAATACCTGCGGATTCATGCTCGCCGCAGACCGTCAGTTCGTAATGGATCTGGAGACGACCCGAACTGTTGGAACGGCCGACGGTAGCCTTCTCGATCTGGACGCGGAAGGTGCCGAGGGGTTCGCCCTTGGCTACCTGCTCTTGACCAGCTCCCCAGACATCATCCAGGCCGTCGAGATCGTCGTTGGCGCCGTCCGGCATCAACCCCATATCGACACCTTCGAGGTTGTCATCGTTGAGGGGGTCTTTTCCTTCAGACATAGTGAGCTCCTTGTCTGTTTCTGTGATTGCCCTAACAGGACGAACCGGGCGCGGGCTTACCCGAGTTCGCTCGCAGCTTCTCCGTCAACAGTAGGCGCGCGGATGTTTGCCTCTTCGAGGGAGTCGCTTTGAAGTTTCTCTTCCTTGAGTTCGCGATTCTGGAGCTTATCCAGAACGAGGTCAGAAGAGAGGTCAATGACGGCGGGAAGTGCTTCATGAAAGCGTCCACCAGCCACCAATGAGATATTGGGATGGGTGTAGAGAACTCGCTTCTCGAGTATGTTTCCCGTAGGCTGACCGTCGACTCGTTCAGCGACCTGGGTAATCGCAGCGTATGCGATGAGATCGGCGTTCTTCTTTGCCCAATCGTAACCCGCAGCGCCTACGCTTGGCTCTATACGATTTTGTTTTTTACCTGCAGCTTCGAATTGCGTAATTCTGCGGTGATCGATGAGGATGATGCCGTAGGGGGTTTCACGGCGCAGCCTGTTCATGGTTTGGAAGAAGTGGTTGCGCAAACGCGACCATCCCTTACCATGTCCGAGTTCTGAAGGGTCTTCGACACCGAGGCTATGATTCGTATGCTCCATGCACATACGATACAGATCACCGTAAACGTCGATGGCGATCCATTTGATCGGTTCTCCGTCAGCGAACTTCTCGGGCTTGGTTGTGCAGAGGACGTGCACCAGCTTGACGAAGCCGGCCCAAGAAGTGATGACCGTTGGCTCGCGGCATTTGACAAAGTCTTGGCCCTTCTCAGTAGCCAGAAACCACACACCATCGAAGCGAGAGGCGAGAGTCGTTTTACCGATCTTCATGTCGCCGTATAACCAGAAGACACCACCTTCGAGATGCTTTTTAGGGGGACGCGGCTTACCGGGCAGGACGGCTATGAGCAGCTGCTCTTCCTGTGATTTAGGTTCGGGAGCAGGGTCACCGATTTGATTGTTCATGTTTCCTCCTTGAGCTCTTCGTGAGCAGCTTTACCCTGATAGAGGTTGATGTTAGGATTGTAGATGATGGAGTCGAGATCGACAGCTACTGCACCGTGTTGGCAAAGGGGCTTATATTCGCATCCTGCGTAGTCAGCGCATGCAGTAGTGCGGCGAATGACTTTCTCCGGTACCATGGAGTTGATGTAATCGATCATGAGCCGGGCATCAGTCATGGCCATAATAACCGTGTCCATATCGACCGATACACGATCAAGGAAAAAGTACCCGTCAGGATCACCGAGCATTGCTTCGTACATACGGCCGGCCAGCTCTTCGTAATCGTTGGTGCCTTTCTTGACACGATGTTGAGGTTTCTTGATAGCATTGAACAGAAAGCCCATCCATGTACCTTGGATATCAGAATACTGCTGGAGGAACTCGGCCAGACGGAAGACAGCCAAAGCAATATAGAAGTTTGCCTGGAAGTCGGTCATGAGATCGAATTGATTGAGAGCGTTGATTTGGGAACGGGACTTATGCTCTATCAACCACCACTTTTCTTTATCTTCTTTCTCGCGCAGTACGCCGTCCATCTGACCTGCGCAGCGATAAATAAAGTGTTCGAATTTGGGGTCTTCGGTAGCACGAACAGTCTGTTCTACGGAAACGATTTCATACTTGTCGGCGAAAGCATCCCCGTGGAGAGTTAGCCATGCCCGACACATTGCAGTGGATTGTGCGCGGGCGTAATTGAGGGCGTGCATATCGTTGCCGCCTACTAGATCGCTATCTTCGAGAATCTTCTCAATCATCTTGTCCCATTTGAACATTGCTTTCTGAAGGACAGGCGCAATGTTTTCACCGTTGACGAGAGGGACGAGAGAGAGCTCAAAGAATTTGTGTACCATCTTGCCTACAAGGAAATTCTTATTGAAACCTCTGGGAGTGATCCCCAGTATGTAGCGCAAGAAAAACTTCATATCGCAACGCATACAGGTTGTGATAGCTGATTGCGTGTATTCATCCAGACGACACATGGAAAATACTTCCATCGCTGTCATCTGCTCCCCTTCTACCATCAAAGCGTCAAGGGAGATTGGGGTTGCCTCATTGAAAAGGGTCATACTTCTTCCTAACGTAGATCGATCAAACAAGACGGCACTTCAACGCGCCCGTCACGGGTGACTCCTCCTTTCATAAAAGCAGCGAGCAGCTGAGTCACGATGCGTGACTTATTGAGATGGTTCTTGTTGACGAAGGCACGAAATTCTTTGCGAGTACGCTCGTGACCAATGTAGAAGATTTCAGTCTTCTTGTCAGCCTCCTTATCCGGTACTACGCAATCAGCAAGGGGAGTAGTTTCTTCCCCCTCATCAGCAGTCGATGCTTCGGTTACGCCTTCAGGATAATTGGTCAAAGGCACAAACTCCCCTCGGAAGAAGCGTCTTCTAAAAGAAGGGGGTTCAGGTGTTTCGTCTGCGTCTGCGTCTGCATCTTCGGCGAGCAGATCCAAGTTGAGACCGGAGAGCATATCCTCTTCGTCCTCATTGATGTCGGGGATTTCGCCCTTTGGCAGCTGGTCCATTGTGGGCTCCTTCAAGATGGATCAATAATTGTAACCACTGAAAACCAAGATCAAGTCTTATTTTTCCAGTATTCCGAACGAATTGCTTACACAAGTAAGCGGTAAGAGGCGACCGAATTGACGGGGTGCATAGTCTCGTAAATGGATGCGGTGATGTAATAGAGATTGACATAGCGGCCGGACTGTACCAGACGTTTATCTGCCAAACGAGCAAGCCAACGGGCGATGCGTTCTGAAGTAGGTGCTTGCGGGAAAATAATAACCTTCATACCTCCCATATCGACGTCGTAAGCACCATTCAAACCTTCTTCAGTGGAGTTTACCCGTGCGCTACGAAACAACCAACGGTTGGTCTCTGCGCCTATCCTCTCGAGTGCGGCCACGTCTTCGCTATTACGGGTGTTGGTGAGCACCCTTCCGAGTTGGGTGAGAGAGGCGCTGCACATAGCGATAGTCGCTTCGCTGATCAGAAGACCGTGATCGAGCATTTGATGGACAGGCTGCAGCACTTCACGTTTGAGGTCGCCAAAGTCAATGACGAACCCGTGCTCATCTAGCTCCTCTGCTTCCACCTCGAGTTCAAACTTCCAGGTGTGACCGTGAATGTTGATGCAAGGGCCGAGATGACCATCAACGTGATGGGCGAAGTCGATGTCAATCGATTTCTTGACCGTGTACATGTGATTCTCCTAGGGTAGTATTGACCGCACTGCGTGCGCGATCAGTTCAGGGTTTTTAGCTGCTACGGCGATACGCATTTCGTCGTCCCGCATCCCTTCGCCCACGAGATCGATATACGTGACCGTTGGCGATTGCTGGGATAGACGATCGATTCTATGCTCGGCCTGATCGCGCATCTCTTGGGAGTAGGTGTTGGTGAAAAAGATCTGTGTGTCTGCAACAACAAGTTCGTTGAAGCCCTCTGAAACTGTGACCGGCATGAGAATGATACGCGCTTCCCCGCGCTCGAACCTATGAAGCTCCTCTTCTGATGGACCGATAGCGATCCCGTATTCGATAAAGCGTTGCATCTTCTGGATGAGCATACGGCGGTCTGCGTCGTAATGAAACCACACGATGACTTGGCGAGAAGCCTCATTGAGCAAGTCTTCCAGCGTGCCGCAGAGAAGGTCGGCCTTGGGGGATGATTTGAGATATACAACTTCCCTCTCTTCTGAATAGTAAAAGCCGTTGGATATTTGTAGCGCCTTAGCACCCACTGTCAACGAGTAGTCGTACCATTCTTCGTCACCTCCATCCCCGGTTGGTAGCGACCACTCATTCTGCAACTGCTTCATAAGCTTGATCTGCTCTGCGGACGGGGTATAGGTGAGAGTGACATAATTCTTTTCGAGACCATACTCTCTCTTATACTCTGCCCACTCAGCCTTGTTCATGTAGAGCGTATGCTTCTTGACAGTCTCCCAGAACCGTTTCCTGGTAAGCGCGTTCAAAACCCTATCATGGTCGAGCTGGATAAACCACTTTTTGAGAAAGCGGTAATAAGTATTGCCAAGAGGATTTCCATATGTATAGAGGAACTGGAATTGGGACCAAAATTCGTGCGGCCCTTCTGGACAGGGGTTGCCAGTCAGACACAGACGAAGTCCCTTAGGTACCGCGGTCTGATGTACTCCGGCAAGTTTGTGGAGCTCTGTACTTATCTTGGTACTCGGGGATTTGATTTTGGTGGACTCGTCGAAAGTCACGCATGCGGGTTTGTGATGAAGGATAAGCTGTTTGATTTCTTTGGTGCGGGTACGGATCCATGTATGCGGAATAACAACAATGGAATAAGGTTGCGGAGGTCCGTCCATATCTTCCCATTTCTCCGGAAGGTATGAACTGCGTTTGAGGATTTCGTCAACAGCTGTGCCCGCAAGACGGTTTTTAGTGAACCAGAGCGCGGCACATCCATAGTCGCGATCTCCCAGGGTCGATATCAACCGTTGTATCGCTATGAGAGCAACCCATGTCTTGCCGGCACCATACCGTAAGCTGATCAGACTACGATCTCTGCGTACCCGTTTAGAAAGAGTGTCTTGATACGGCTTCAGTTGATCGGTCATTGAAAAGAATCCAACGGTTGACCTGTGAGGCGGCGCACAAGCAGCTCTGTGTCTTCCTTGGAAGAGCGCAGGAACTTGTATAACACTACGGCCGCTGAGTAGGTTGGCACTGGTTGTTCAATGACCCTGTATAGTTGAGCCATCCATGCCAGCAGCGCTTCGAGTATGGCATCGCTCTCAACAGGCTGTCGCGTGCAATTTGCGGCCGCCTGACCTAATAATGCAGCACTGACATTGATCTTCTGCACCGCATCGTATAAATCCAGAGCGTGGTCGTCGTTTTTGGCTAGACCGTGGATCATGTCTATGAAGTGCTGCACCGCCTCCTGCAGTCGTTTCATTTCTTTGAAGACTTGCTCGGCGTCGATTGTGTTCGAAGAGGGGTCACCCATTGTTATCTCTCGTACAGAGTGTAAAAAGGCCGGTCGGCGCGGTACGACTGCTGAAACGCCTCTTGCTCAAGCACCGTTTCACTGCTGGGGCGCATGTAGCACCCTGAGAGAGCAAGACCAAGTAGACATGCAACGCAGTATCTCATAGCTAACCGCGGTGTATCTCATGCGTCGTAATTTGGTAGTCGACCTCGCCGAGAACATAATCCAGAGGACCGCGGATCGTCTCCGTGTCCAATGTGTCGCCCGCGTCGCCCGCGGCATAGCGCATAAAAACAGCCCACTCGTCGACGGCCTCATTATACCTGTGGCCGTTGTGCCCTTTAATCCACTTTGCGTCGACTGTCAGGCGTGTTTTTTGTTCGAAAAGACGCTCCATCAGATCGATGTTTTTGACACGACCCCCGTCAGCCTTTGCCCAGCCTCTCTTCCGCCAACCGTTGATCCACTCGTTGATGGACCGAACACAGTACTGGGAGTCAGAGAACACACGTACGAGCTCTGAACGGATCATCGCTTCGAGTCCTTCAGCAATTGCTGTCAGCTCCATTCGGTTGTTGGTAGTGTCTCTGACGCCTTGTCCTAGCATCAGTGCGTTGTCGTCGTCGTCGATGAGCAGAGCGGCCCACCCGCCGTAGCAGGTCACACCTATGCGCGAGGCGCTACCATCCGTATATATGTGTATCATTATGTCTCTCCGTTGGCTATGTTGTCGAGACCTTGCTCGATCTTGTCGAGAGTAGCATTCGTAGGTACGCTCTCGCCGAGATTGTACCGATTGAAGGAGCCGATTGCGACGTGCAGATGTCTTTCGAGGGCCCGGAAGCCCCCTGCTTGTTCAGCCAGTGAAGCTATGCGAGGCCACAGGGAATGCGCCCAGCGCGCACATCGTTTTGCCTTGTCTGCGTTCATTGTGATTGTCCTTCGAGATCTTCACGGAATCGAATCAGGCGGCCATGGCGAGCCTTTCCCCCTGACGCGGCCCCGTGGGGCATATGACTGAATTCCACCCATTTACCTAGCAAGTTATCGCGTTCTCGCCAAAATCCTACGCGATCTAGGCGCGGAAAACCTTTGCCCCACCCTAAGAGACAGGATTGTGTTTGACCTGTCTTAGGATCGTCGTATTCCACGCGGAATGCACCAGCTTCCTCGATCAGGGTGTATGCGTCGTTAGGGTAGGTGCCTTTCAAGTCGCCAAACTCGTTTCTTTCACGTGGGTAGTCCGGCTTGAGCTCACGCCTCTGAACGACCTCAGTAATGCGCCCGTCATGGGTCGCATACAGCTTGGCCTTGTAGATGATACCCTGTTTGTTGGTGGCTCGACCGTGTTTATACCATCCGCCACAGGGCCCACGTTGCCCTGCCCAGATATCAAGGGCTCTGAGCATCGAGCCTTCCAACCCGTTTGCAATGTCTTGATTGAACAAATCTGAGGCATGCTGCGCGTCACATACTCGCCGCTGAGTTACGGCACGTACGGACGGGTCGTCCAGAGCCACAACGAACGAGTGGTACATATCAATGCGCTGCCGAAAAGGAGTGTCCTGGCACTGGTTCAAGTACTGGTTTCGAAAGCACCCATCGAACACGTAGAGAGCCAAATCATCGGGCAACGGTTGATCATACGAGTTGAGCACTCCTGACAGCTCGGCGTGATGCGCTAGAGACGGAGCGTACACCTCGTAGTCCAGCATGATATCGTATTTAGCTACGAACCCGCGAAGCGCAGCAAACCGTCGGTGGAACCGTTCATTGCGAGGTTCCTTGCCAGACGATGATAGAAGTCGACCGCATATCGCCATGCCACGATTGCCGTCGATTTTCGGCGAGCTGACCATCCCTCTTGGGTAAGGGATGTCGGGGTGGTTGAGAGGTAGCACATCGTTCGACGCTTTGAGTGGTTTGCCAATATCGAACTTGGTGAGTGGTAGTAGCGAATCATCCATCATCCACCTCATCATCTTCAAATCTTTGAATCCAAAGGTCGGCCCAGCCCACCTCACTCATGCCGTTCTCGTCGAGGAGAGTGTTATGCGGCTCTTCTTCTTCGTCCGTGTTGAGACCGCACGAGTGGTCTTCTTCGTCGTCAGCGATCTCGATGTAACCCGCGGACTCAGCGAGCTGCTCGTCCAGTAGTTTTTGCTCCTGATGATCAGCCGTGTCCTCGCCGAGACGTAGCATTCGTAGGAACATCTCTCCATCTGGGCAGTCAACGTGACATCCAATGCTACAATCATCCATCTCGTTGGGCCTTTTTCAGAGCCTTGATGCTGTCGAGCACCTCCTGGATATTTTCCTGGCACAGGCAAATGTATTCACCGAGACTGATAGACTTGTCCGTCTTGTACGGAATACGCCCGAGGGCTTTCGCCCGACCAATCCCGGATTGCAGTCGCTTGATACGTTCTTGCAATAGGAAAATCGCTTGTTCATGAGGCTTGTTCATGGTGTATCCTTTATCGGAAGTTGATTGCCGTATTCGTCATAGCCTTCCTGGCCATGTGCGATCATGTCGATATCACCGCCGGCATTTAGCTCGTCGACGATGTCCATTTGCCACATATCGCCGACAGAGTTCATGACAGATTTACCCAGCACGGTGAGGATGATCAACTCTACGTCTTCGCCCTGATCCTTTTCGACGACGGTGTCGATAAACTCGAGAGCACGGGCGACCGCCATGCACCGGGCGCCGACAGGTGTTAGCAGATGCAGAGGCACAAAGACGTTAGTGCGCACCATGACCATGAATTGTTTGAACTCGTAGGCGACAGCGACCTTCTCCTCCAGTTCCCTGAGGAAGTCACGCTTGATACGATCGGGATCTTGTGTGATGTCAGCCATGATACTCCTATCGGTCCATGTTACGGTTATTGGGTGAAAGGTTCTCGTGTAGGGCGCTCTCAATCGCGAGACAAATACCGTACGCTGAACGGTCAGTTATCAGTATGATTGTGCATAGCTTGTCGAGCTCCCTCAGAACACCTGGTCCGAGCAGGCGACAGAACTTGCCGTTGCGCCAGTGCTTGGGGGATTTCAGGGCGGTTCCACGCGGGCGCCTGACGCCTTTCCGTGCATAGAAATACACCATGTGCCACGTGCCGTCACTCATGAAAAGATACCAACCCGAGCGTGACGGCCATGGCTGATGCAGCAGCGGGTTTCTTATAGCTTGGTCGAATAGGTGTTCAAACTTATCGATGTTCATTAGTCGGTACGCTCGGCTGAGGCGAAGATAATCGGGCAGGACGCAGCCAGTTGATCAGCGGCCATGCCGATGAGTTCGCGGATCTGAGGATGGGCAGCGGACGACGTGCGAAGTTCGATCACGTGCAACCATTGGCGAAAATTCATGGTCGCTACGATTTCGGTTTTGAGGCAGGTAGGCAGCGCACTGCGGGCGATCTGAGGAGGCTCACCAGCTTCGAGCATGGCAAGATAGCTCGACTCGGTCTCCTCTATCGTACCCTGCCACAACATTGCACCTTTCTCGGTCATGAAAGGAGGCTCGATGACGGTAATTTCCTGGCCGAATTTGTCTTTGCCGTAATTGCAGTATCTAGTACTTTCTTGACTGTAGGCGGCGATACGATGACGCACCAGCTCATGAGAGACGCCTCGGTCGGTCACGAAAAGGAAAGTGGCGGTGGCATGCTCGAGCACAGACAGGTGACCACGGGCGCAAAGAGTCCCGTTGATCAACCGCTCGTCAGAGCCCTCGCAAATTCTGTCTTCCGACTTATAGCATACACGACCAGCTCGCTCAATGAGACGGCTGGCGTCTTCAGTGATATGGAGCAGGGTGGCGGACTGGGGAACGACCTTCATGATGGATGTCTTTCTGTGCCTATACGGCGATCGCCGTCCAGAGCCTCGAAGTGGGCCTGTGGGTGAATAGTCTGGTCGAATTCGAGCATAGCCAGATTGGCCACGTCAACCAGGTGCTCAAGATTGCCGCTCGCCCGATAGGATTGCAACCGTTTGATCATGCTGGAAACGCGATCGTAGGGAGTTCTACGGGCTTTGTTTTCCGCCATTGTCCCGTATCGCAAAGCGCCCATAACGAAACGGTTGCGCATGTAGCATTCGAACTCGGGGACCCATTCCGTTTTCCATAGCTTGAGCACAGCTGCAGCCGGGAAGGGTGCTCGCGCTTGCTCTTGCTTGACGGGGCGGAGGCTGTCACCATGTTCTTCGACCAGTGATTGGGAGAACAGGTGGTCGCGGATATGCTCGTTGATGGTTTTCATAGTTCCTCATTGAGAAGGAAATAAGGCAGGCGCGCCGCACACGCGAAATAGGCAACGCGCCTACCGAGTCTAAATTATAGGGTCAGACTCTGAAAAAGCAACCCCTTAAATGTTGTACTTCTCGGGGATGTTTTCGCCCTTATCCGTGAACGCGCGCGTGAGAACAGGGTCGACTACGCCCGCCTCCTTGAAGCCCATAAGCCGCAGCTCACAAGCCGGGCAGGCACCACAGGGAGGGAACAGGCCGTTATAGCAGGTGTGGCTGTGTGCGAGCATTTGTTGCACAGGGACATCAGAGCCGAACGCTATGGCCAGCTCCATCGCTAGATCGACGCTTTCAGCTTTGGTAAGGTCCATGAGAGGCGTATGGATGTTGATGTCGTAGGACATGCCCAAGGTAATTGCGTGCTCGAGTTGCTGTATGGTTTCGAGACGGCAATCAGGATACCCTGAGTAATCGGTCTGGCAGACACCTGTGACAAGGTCGCTGATCCCGAGCTTGTATGCCAGCGCACTAGCGAGCGTCAGGAAGATCAGGTTGCGGCCGGGCAGGAAGGTGTTGGGCAAACCAGAACTGGTTTCTGAACCAACCGTTTCGCCTTCCTTTGGAGCGACACCGGCAAGCATAGCAGCTCCACCGATCTCGGCAAGAGCAGTAACCTTGATGAAGTGATGGCGCTCTTCAGAGACGCCTGCCAGTTTAGCGACTTGCTTAGCGCTTTCGAGCTCGATAGCGTGGCGTTGGCCATAGTCGAATGAGATACAGTGTACTGTGTCGAACTCGGCGAGTGCCCAGGCGAGGCAAGTAGTAGAATCCTGTCCGCCGCTGAGGACAACGAGAGCTGTGGTCATTACGACCTCCTTGATAAGGTTCGTGTGGTGGGCGATGAAAAAAGAAAGCCTACCCGTTGAAACGGGTAGGCTTATGTTGTGTCGAGGGGCAGTAGGCTCTAAACCTTACTCGCCGGCGTCCTCAGCATCGGCGCCCTCAGTATCGGCGTCCTCAGTATCGGCGTCCTCCTCGGGGATGTCGAGCAGAAGGATGTTGTCTTCATCGAACTCGATGCCCAGCATCTGGCAGTCGAAGGCCGCGGCGCGCTTGGCCTGGTTGAGGGCGCGGTTGCGCAGCTTGGCATCGCCGCTCTTGTAGCGCAGGAAAGTGCGGCCTTCGGCGTCACTGCGATTGGCGACTTCGACGATCTCGACATCGACGGCGCGACCATCTTCCATCACGGGGCGGACCCAGAAGCCGCTGGCGGTACCCACGCTCGGAGCAGCGCCGGCAGGGGCGGTGGTAGGCGGGTTCTGCAGCAGGTTGTCGATGGCGAGCCAGACGAGATTGCTGGGCTTGCAGCCGAGTTTGTCGGCGAGCCCGGTGAGGGCCTCGTGCTTGCGCTTGTTGGCTTTGCTGACGCCGATTGCGAAGCTCTTGTACTCCTTGGCCATGGTTGGTCTCCTTTCTCGGAGGGTTGAGGGCTGGCCGCCCTTTTGAATGATCGAATGATCGAAAGCTTGAGTATAACGGGTTCCAAAACTGTGGCAAGCGCCAATTTTTAATTTTGCGATCTAGTTCACCAGTGTAAGTTATCTCTGCAAACTATCACTGGTGATGTAAATCGCAAAAATTTCACAGGGTCGGATTCCACGAGTACACGTACGTGTTGTGATCCAGGATATCGACCACGAAAAGCAAACCGTCTTGTTGCAGGGTCCGAAGCAATCGACGCGCATTGAACGGCTTCAGCGACGGGACGGCTTCGAGGACGTCTTGCAGGGTGAACTTCTTCGGCAAGGATGCGTCGAAGATCTTGCCTTTGGAGCTGCCCTTGTAAACGGTTGACCAGAGCTTGGCTGTGCCCTTCTGGGCGTCGGTGAGGGTGACGAGCTTGCGCTCGGTGGTAGGTTTGACGATCTTGGTCATGATGCTCTCCTCTTTCTGAAGGATGGTTGAGCCGGCGGGGTTGCCGTGGAGCCTTTTGAATGCTTGGCTGTGCATGCCCCTATTATACAGGCCGGGGCAAGCCGAGTCAACTAGCAATCGATCAGCAGGCCGGGCTCCTCATCGGTGATGACGGTGACTTCGCCATCGTCCCATTCGACCACGAATTCCCAGGTGTCGGCGAAGTTGATGATCTCGCCTTTGCGGCCGTTGACGGTGAGTCGGGCTCCGATTTCAAAACGCATGGTTGGCTCCTTATGTCTGTATTGTCTGGAGTGTAGTGTGAGGGTCAACCCCAGACTGCCTTCATGGTTCCAGTGCCATTGACTCGCATGTGGTCCATTGCGAGTTGGATAGATGCGTGAGAGCTTGTCTTGCCGTTCACGGTGACTTCCCAAGCGACGATGTTAGTCATTGTGTGCTCCTTATGCCCCCAATATAAGAGGGCTGTTCGGGAGGGCAACCCCTATTTGCTGGTGCTCAGGACGACGGTCCCTTATCGGCAAACAGCGTTGGATTGAGCTCGACCTCATCTGCAGGCCCCAGCTTATGGATTCTGCAATAGCTCTGGAACTCCTGTAAAAGGCTCGCAGCCAGATCGTGAGAGGGACCTAATGGGTCCTGCTCCGCAGCCATGTCGTTCAGATGCTTCAGAGCGGTCATGATGTCGGTGGCGTTGGGCATGTTCGTTCTCCTTATGCCTGAATTGTACCTGTTCAATTCTCGATGTCAACACGGATGTTGGAGGGCAGGCCCTTGAAAGCCTTTCCGTCGAACCACACGGTCACGACCTCGCGGGCAGCCTTGTTGGCGGCGGTCTGGACGTGGCTCAAAATGGTAGCCGCATCGGCCTCAATGATGGTTTTCGAGGTCCGGCCTGAGGGGAGGGCGTGGTGGACGGTGGCTCTCATGTCTTTCTCCTTATGTCTACAGTATACTACAGAGCAGGCAGCCAGGCAACGCCTTTCTGGCAGGCAGGGCCGGCCAGCCCTGCCTGGCGGGGTTACAGCTTGCGAATATGCGCCTTCAACTCATCGAGATTCAGCTCATCGGGGTCCAAGCCGTTTTCCTCGATCTGGTCCACCACGTGGTCCAACACACTCTGCATGCCTGATTCAGAGCTGGCTTCCAGGTCGTAGTCGTTCATGGCGTCGATGGCCAGGTCGAGGGCGAAGTCGAGAATTGAAGGGGTCATGTTGTTCTCCTTATGCCTATATGATAGGGCGGCTGCGGGGGAGGGCAACCCCTTTGTTTTTCAGATGTTGACGATCTTGACTTCGGGACCGACGCAATCGGCGCAAACGCCGATCTTCCAGGAGGCGACACCCAGCGCGCGTTGCATCGCATCTTCCAGACGCATGTCGTTGTCGGCTCGACGTCCGACGCAAAGGGTGTAACCGCGCTCATCGCCTTTGACAACCGTGTTGGGGTGGATCATGCGGGCAATGGCGAAGGCCTTGAGGAAGGTGTCGCTGGGCCGGCTGCTGTTCTGACTCATCTTGTTCTCCTTATGTCTATAGTATAGGGCACGGCAGAGACCATGGCAACAACCAATCGGGGGCAGCTCATAGGCCGCCCCCTCTGGCCGTTGCGAATCAGAACTCGCGGGAATCTTCCACCCCTGCAATCTCGGCGATTTCAGCGGGGGTGTATTGGCAGTAGGCGTTTCCGACGAAAGCCCAGACGATGTCTTTGCCAAGAGCAGATGCGCTGCGGCGAATGGCGCAGCAGGCTTCCTTACAGTCCCGGGCAGTGCCTGTGATGCAGCTGCCGTCGGCCGCGATCGCGGTGTAGTTCTGAGCGGTCATGTTGTTCTCCTTATGCCTATATGATAGGGCGACTAGGGAGGAGGGCAACAACCAATCGCTCGGATCGGCGCTCGGAGGAAGGGGCAGCTCATGGGCCGCCCCTTCCTCAGATCAGTCACCTGCGACGCGGGTGATCGGTTCGGTCCTCGATCACTTCGATCAACTGCCGCAGTAGGGCCGACATGGCCACCTCTGCGCAATCGATAGCAGGCTGAGTCGCTGCAACGTTGTCCAGATGACGGACATCATTGAGCGCTTTGACCAGGCTCTCGCGAGCCCGTAAGGCCAGCGTCAATGACGTCTGGACAGAGCGTTGTGGATAGGGGCGGTCACTCATCATGGTCTCCTTGATGATGATTGATGATACCTCTAGTATCCCCGCGTCTCGGCAGAAGGCAACAACTAGATTTGACGCCCGACTAGCCGGGCTCACAACGGTTGACCTACTGGTCCTGATAGCCATTGGATGGCAACGACCAGTAGAGTCAGTGCCAGCAGCCACGTGATAGCTGCCAATGCCAGCGTCAGATGATCGAATCGCTTACGATTCATCGTCATCGTCATCGTCGCTACCTATCTCGTCGGCCCGCGACTCGCGCCAAGAGTATGGGAAGCACACAGGGCAGTCCGGGGCGCCGCAGAGGCACGGCTCAGGGAGCCGGACTACCGGTGGCACACGCAGGTTGTAGTCGTCGGCCGATGCGATCATATCAACCGTTTCGTTTCAAGCTTCGTTGCGGGTCGGTGCTCTCGGATCACGTCGCGGGCCCGTTTCTTATTGCCGCTCTGAATGGCGTAATGATATGCGGAGCCTTGCCCCTTCAGGAATTTCCGCCACTGCCTATGGGAAGGTTCGACCCCAGCCCTCAGGCAGCAGATGTTGAAGAACCTGGACATCAGTTGTCTCCTTCGTCTAGAGAGTCGATTTGGTGTTGGAAGCAGAATAATAAACAACACAGCACACCAACAATGTCATATGCGCAGAGGTCCCACTCTTGCGTTGCTGCGGTGATTGCGTTCTCCAGGCGCTCCCGCAGATCCTCTTGTGCCTTACTCACTGTTCAGATCTCCTTCGTTTCGCGGGCGCAGAGGTTGAGTGGGGTTGTGTTTGTGACATGCAGGATCCTTTCCTGGTTATTCGATGTCCGATTCGGGTAGCGTCGGCATGTGTGCCCAGTATGGGAAGCTGACGAGCGGGACGCTGCGCCTTCCAAAGGTACTCCAGCAACCGACCCCTCCTATAACGTTGAAGTACGCTGCTTCCTGACGGCAGCGTGAGCGATCGTCGAACGGGTAATTTTCGAACTCATTTGGGTTGCACAGAATCACCGGGGCTCCGATAGCTGGTAAATTGTTTTTCGTCTCCTGCCATACAGTCGTGCGCTCGGGTTCTTCATTGGATCGACTGGGATTGAGTGCATCACGAGCGATGCGTAGTGCATGAGCAGTGAATTCGGCGCAGGTCGGTCGATCGGCCATGTCCAAGATACTCGCTAAGGCCTCACGCAGCGCGTCGCGTTCTCGCCTGTACCGATCAGCGCTGTCCTGTGCAGCGTTGGCCGAATCCCAGTTGTTCGACGCAGCACGCTCCAGACGGGTGATGATCTGATCCTTAGTTTCCATGTCGCTGTCCTTTATTCTTGTAAGCCGAGAAAAGCAAAGAACTGTTCATCCCAATCGCCGGGCAGCATAGTGCTTGGCATGTCAGTACACTCCACCTTTTCTCTAAAGTTACGGAGCTTGTCCGCCATGTCCTTCACCCATTCATCAAGTGTTATTCCATCGTTACTGCACTCGTCTACGATGCGCGCATTATGTACTCCGCAGACGTCGATCGGGTTCTCTGCCTCGCGTTCTTCTAGTTCCCACAACGTCTTGTCCACGATTGCGCGCACAAGCGCGTGATTGTCGGTCGCTTCAACACCGGCACTCCTTCGCGCCGGCATCACATGATCCATGACCTCGTTGGCGATGTGCTCGAGTAGTATGGTTCTTTCTTCGTAACTTGGTGGGATACGCATTGTTCTTATCCTCTCTGCCCGGGCCTAACCAGGCGCTGCAGTCGACGCGTTACCGCGCCGCTGATCTTGTGGATTAGCCGCAGTCGCGCGGCTCGCCATTATCGCCGTCCTTCGGCCTGCCGTCGCACGCAAGTAAGTGCTCGTGCTCATTCCATGCCGCCTCAAGCGCGGCAACGAACTCAGGCAGGCGATTCGGGTGTGCGATTCTAGCATAGTGCACCCTCACCTCGCTGCGCGATGCGCTGACCTCATATGGTCCGACGGCCTCGTCCTCGTAGATTCGCCCGAAAGCGTCGCGGCCGGTGCCGGTAAATGACTCAGCGAACCGGGTCACGCGCCCGTCGCGTATGGTGTGTGTATGTCTGCGTTGCATTCGCTTCTCCCTCGTATGCGCCCAACAAGGACGATTCAGAGCGGACGGCTCCGCCGCCGCTGATCTTGGTGGTTGGGCGGATCAGGCCCCGCTGTTTTCCCGTGGTCCGCCGGGTCCGAACTCTGGCGACTCGTCGGTAATGCCCTCCGAGTGCCGTTTGTCGTAGTCCTTCACAGCCAAGCCGATCATCATTGCTTGTATGCCAACGTCCAGCCTGCCTGAATCCATCCAGGTAGGCACGCCATTATGCGTTAGTCGCGTAAGCTCCTCTTCGATCTCTTTGAGCTTTTGGCGTAACTTATTATCCATGATCTTCCCTTTCCGTAAGCACCGCCCAACAAGGCAATGCAGCGGACGCTAACGCGTCGATGATCCCGGTGGGGTTAGGCAGCTGAGCCCCGTGCCCACGCGACCGGATGACGCCCTCCGCAACGAGTTTGGTGTGATAAATCGCAATGCGTTCGCGCATATTGAGACATACCCCAGCAGTCTCCCAGGATAGCCCACATACATCCACAAACGTCTCTTTCAGAAAAAGACGTTTGTGAACATCGAGCGATCGATACCACTGGTCGGCTACCGGGTTGGCGTAATTGTCCCTGTAGCGTCTCATGTAATCTCCAATCTGCCGCCGAACAACGGCGCTGCAGGCGGACCGCTTCGCGGCGCGCCTGACCGCTTGGGGTTGGGCAGCCTAGCGTGAAAGCTCAGCGGCAACCCGCGCCTTAGCCTCATCAGTGTAGATGTTACGGAGTTTGCACACAGCATCAACCATGGCTTCCCGCATGACTACAGTGGCCATCTTGGCCGCCGTCCTTGTGATCTCTTTTGAGATGGCATCCGCGATGCCGTCTAGGTCGGCTCTCTGCACCCCTTGGGTGACTGCATCCATGACCGCTCCGCTGGCAAACGCATCCCCGATTGCATCCGCGATGGCTTGCTGTGTCTCATACCCCACTGCGGCGTTTGCGACCTGCTTCGTGATGGTTTCGTTCACCGCCGCCTGCACGGCGGCCATGTCAATACTGAGGTCCATGTGTTTTTCTCCGATGGGCTTGGTAAATGCGTTGCATCGCCGCCCAACAAGGCAATGCAGCGGACGCCTACGGCGCCGCTGATCTTGGTGGGTTTGGGTGGGCTAGGTTTGAAACTCAAAGCGCCCGTACTGGCCTGGGGCCAGTTCAATGTACACGTTTCCGTGGTACGGCACGCCGGCGGCCTCGTCGCCGAACTGCTCCACCCATTCCGTGGAAACGCCAGGCACATCGCTTGGCTGCGAGCGTCCTTTACGTTCGCTGGTGATTTCGGCGAGCGCGATATGGCCCCCCAGTGTCTCCTGGTGCTCGGCCAGCACTGCCGCAATGATGTCGATGACATTCATGCTCATGATTTCTTACTCCTCCTCGCCCAACAAGGCGATGCAGGCGGACGCCTTCGGCGCCGCTGATCTTGGTGGGTTTGGGTGGGCTAGGTGTCATCGTCCTCTGCTGTTCCGCCCACTTTGATTCCCATTGCGCGCAACGCTTCTCTTGCGCGGCTTCCCGGCATGGGCCTATCATATAGGTCAAAACCGTGGTTTTCGTCCATATCGTCGGCAAATTCCCCGCACGGGCGATCCCCGAAGATTGAAATTGCGTGGTAGCTTTCGGGGTTGGCGTAGAACGCCAGGGCTTCGATAGCCTTGTCGAATGCCTGTATTGTGACTGTGATCTCTTTCATTGTGTTTCCTTATTCTTTGGGCATCCGCCCAACAACGCGATGTCCGTTCTCATCGTCTTTTCTCCGTCAGTATATGGTCCTGGTTTATCACACGCAGCACCATCGGCAAGTTGAACGGATACTGGACTGCGAGGCGGCTCAAGATG